CCGGCCACGATGAGCCGGAAGGTGCCGGTATCCATTGGAGTACAGCGAAGTACTTTCACGAGACGGCTTATGCAGCCGCGCAGATTCCCCAAGTATCCCGGCCACCTTGGTTGCTAGATTGGGCGCGCACCTGGCGCAGGCTGCTCGACGATTTTGAGGCGATTCGTGCGAAGGATCCAATGGTCGCGTATCGTCCGGCACATCGTACAGCGGAGGAATTCCATAAAAGCCTTGCATATATACGTCGATTCTACGGGTCTAATCGCTCAGGGAAGACCACTGCCGGATATGCAGAAGATTATTGGTGTGCTACGGGTACGCACCCCTGGCGGGATAAGACATGGCCTGGCTCAGTTCTTCTTGTGGCTGGTCTTCCGTTTTCTGACTACGTCGCTAAGACCTTTGAAAAGAAACTGATTTCCGGCGAGGATGGTCCAGATGGCGGAAAGAATCCGTTGTCGCCAATGTTCCCAGAGGGTGGAGCATGGTTGTATCGCTATGACAAACGCGACCATATCGTGTATTTGGCGTGCCCTGAGTGCAAGGCTAAGGGTCAGCCGGGCTCCTGCCCTGGGCACCATAAAAAGACGACTATTGCGTTGGCGACTAGCGAGAAGGGCATCGGTGTCATCGAATCGTTTACCGTGAAGTTGGCCCACGGGGACGAGCACCTTCCCGCCGAATTTCTTGGTGCGATGAAGCAGCGCGTCGGCGACCAATCGGGGAATCTGATATTCACCGGAACGCCACTGGCGGGTCCGCGCGCGTGGGAAGAGACTGATTTATCTGAAGTTGCGCGGGGTCCTGACCGGCTGAATCACAAGGATTTGGATAATCCAGAGTCGCCCAAGTATTGTACCATTCACCATATCTCAAAGTGGGACGCCGGTATTGTCCCACATGAGCAAATCAAGGCTGAGATGCAGGGGATGCCCGCCTCGGAAATTAAGGCGCGCATCGAAGGGTTGCCGGCCGCCTTGGCGTCCAACCCTGTGTTCGATTTGGATAAACTCAACTTGTTGGCATTGAAGGCAATAAAGCCACGTCGTGGAATTCTCTGCCCCGTGCAGGACAATCAGGCTGAGACCAAGGAGGCGCGCGAACTAAATGTCACATGCGATACAAAACATATCGATTTTGTTGAACAAGTTGCGGGGCCTCTTAGGGTGTGGGAATTGCCAGAACCGGGTGCACAATATATCATCGGTGGAGATACGGCAGCTGGACTGTCGAAAAAACATGATCCTTCTTGTGGATCCGTACTCAAGTTGTGTCTCGTCGATGGACGCGTGGCCTTCAAACAGGTGGCACAGTATCATGATTGGCTGGGAGTCCATGAGTATGCGGACGAGCTGTACAAACTTGGAGTCTGGTACAATAGTGCACTACTTATCGTAGAATTGACGGGCGGTTTGGGCCGGGCAGTTGTGGAGCGATTGAAGAAAGACCTGTGTTATTGGAACCTTTTTCGGGATTCTACCAAGGGTGAGTTCGCGTCGTTTGGTCAAGATGCACGGTTCGGCGTGGACACCAGTTCGACTTCCAAGCCGTCTATGCTCGGCGTTCTACAGCAAGTTATCAAAGATGATAGATTGTTGGTATATTGCTCCGATACCATTGAGGAATTGGTGGCGTACGAGCAGCAGATTACGGAGAAGGGTAACAGCACTTACTGCGGCGCGGCGGGAATGCACGATGACCGCGTAATGGCCCTGGCCATAGCCGTATCCGTTGCCATATCGCACGCTATCTTTGATATGCAGACTGCCATGGCAGGGTTAAAAACTATGGAGGAGGGTCGCCGGTCCTTCTTCATGCAGATTGACAAAGAGCTTCATGAACGTCAGGAGGAATCCGAATGGTCTGGCTATGTGTAGGTTGTGTGCTGCTTATGTGCACGGCTATAAGCGGAATGGCAGTCTGGTGCGGGTGGCTTATAATGCGCGAAACTGATAAGAACCGACAGTTTCTTGCAGATTTAGCGTCCAAGTCGCACATCGCAGGATTAGCCTTAAATGAAAAAGACTATGTGGCGGCTGAAGTTAGCAAAGAATCGGCTATGCTACAGTTGGATGCGCTTGAAAAGGATTTGGCGGCTAGTGCGAAAAAGAAGATTGAGGACGCGCCGGCTGTTTTCATGGTGGACACGTCGGACGGTAAGCAGATCAATATCAAAGATAGTAAGTGGGAGTTTATCTAAATGAGAAGTCCAATTGAGCAGTTGCGCGAAGAGCTGTATGGCGACGGGCCGGGCTCGCTCTCGGTAGAAGATATGTTCGACCCTAGTATGGTGCCGGGCGAAACGGACGGCCTCCCGCCGTGGAACGATGCGTGGGGCGAGGAGCCTAAAGAGCCGGAAGTGGATGAGGGCGAGCGGGACGAGTTGTTGAAAGCCGCCTATGTGGAAAAGGCCGCCAAGAAGGGTGCTGCCACAATCGCCTATCAGAAGTCGCAAGTTAAGGGGGCGGAAGATGTCCGTGGGTAGTGATTCACATGAACTGGACGCAGTGGTACAGACTTGGGCATCCCCTGAGACGTACGAGCCAAATGATGAAGAGCAGCAGCTGCTTGCCGACTTGGATGAAAACTTCCGGGTTGATAGCGACGCACGCTCGTCATATAGCATTGACTGGGACTTTTACCTTCGGTACATTAAAGGCGACCAGCTTATTGTACGTAATAGCGAAACCGGAGATGTAGTACGAATCATCGGCGATGATGCTAAGCGGCTGCGGTCCATGATGAATATCATGCGGCCAAGCGCCCGGTCACTCATCGGCAAGATGACACGCAATGTTCCCACCTGCGAAGTCATTCCGGCGACGGCTGACTTTGAAGAGCAGCATGGTTCCCGCGTGGCGACGGCTCTTCTGAAGCACGCGCGGCGCACGCAGAAGCTGGACCTCAAATTTATTGAGGCGATTGAATGCCTGCCCTGGGCGGGCAACGGTTTCTGGTATTTGGAATGGGATAGGTTCGCCGGGGACCGAAAAATGTGGTGTCCGGTTTGCGGGTATGAATCGGCTAACGATATGGAGCAGGGGCCGTGCCCACAGTGCTCCTATCAGCGGCAGGCTGAAGAGCAGGCGCAAGCGGTTGCCATGCAGATGGCCGAACAACAGGAAATGATGTCCACTGTCGGCATGCTGCCGGAAGGTACACAGCCTGAACAGGCTATGATTCCCATGGACGCCGTTCCGCCGCAGCCACAACAGATGGGTCCGCTGCCGTTAGGCGCGGCGATTCCTAACCTGGAGGAAGTGTTTACTGGCGCACCCAAGGTGAGCGCACTCGACCCGCGCTTCGTGTATCCAGAGGCTGGGTCCACTTCGCTGGATATGGCGAATCGGGTAACCATTCGCTATCCGGTTCCGATTCCCACCTTGCGCCAAACTTTCCCGGAGTTCGCCGCGTTTATTAAACCGGATGATGAGTTGGTGCACGATGAAAGCGTGCTGTATGACCAGGGTATGTTCGGTCATGAAACGCTACACAGTCTGCTGGAGAATCACGCGCTACTGACCGTGGTGATTCACAAGCCCACTATGCGCCACCCGCACGGGCGAATTATATACCGGGTTGGTAACATAATCGTACGCCAGCTTGGCATCGATTTGGAAGCGCCTGAGGGCACGGAGCAGGAAGACAACCCGGTGTACATACTGGGCCGCTTTCCGCTGTACCACGTTGGGTTCGACCATAACACTGGGGAGTTCTGGTATGAGCCGCCCGCCTCTAATGCCTGGCATCGGCAGCGCGAATTGAATCGGAATGAGACGGCGATTCGCGAGAACATTGAGTTGGGGTTGAAGCCGAAGGCTCTTGTACCAATTAACTCAATGATTACCAGTGATGAGATTACCAGCGCAAGTCCGCAGATTATCAAGTATAATCCGGTTGCTGGCGACATAAAGCCATTTATGTTTCCGGCTATGCCGCAGCAGGTTTTTGAGCGTGGTAACGTACTGACTTCGGACATTCGCGGCCAGTTTACCATTACTGACCAGGAGGCTGGGCAGACCACCTCGGACCCCAATGGTCGGGCAATGGCGATTATGGAAGCCGAAGCGGACCAGCAGCTTGGGCCGTTCATGGTTCGTATCCACTCTGAGTGGGCCGAATTGCATCGGGGTTATTTGCAGTTGATGCAAAAGTATGGCGACGCTAAGACTAAGTTTACGGTTCCAGGCGTGGACACGATTGAGACGTACTATTTTGACGAGCTTGTTTTGAAATCTGGATGGGATATCCAAATTGAGCAAGCAGACGGAATGTCCAAGAATCGCGCTGTGCGCTTTCGTGAGGCATTAGAGCTGTTGAATGCCGGTGTGTTTACCGACCAGGCGTCGGGCGCGGTGGACATTCGCGCGTTCATGCGGCACGCCAAGTTGAATCTGCCGCAGGCGGGGTATGATCTGGATGCTACCGAAGTGGCAGCCGCCAGTCAGATTCCCGTTAAGTTACAGCAAGGTATGCAGCATATCCCCCAACTTGAGGACGACCCAGAGCGTTTCGGCTCTGTACTCCTTGGCTGGCTGCGTGGTCCTGGCCGCAGAATGGTGGACCAGAACCCACAGTTGGTCATGCAGGTGCGCGCATTGTTCCAGTTCTACTCTACGTGGGCGCTCACTGGGGCTATGCCTGGGGTCGCCCAGCCTGGCCAGCAGACGGCTCCGGGGGCCGGTCCTGGCGGGTTAGACATGACGGCACAGGGTGGGACGCCAAATGGGGAAGGCGGCTTGGGGTCCGACATTCGTACGGAGGCGCGCGGCACTGTGTCGGAGGCTGATAAGGCGGCTGAAGGCGCGGCGGCTGTGCAGCAGAAACGGGAGGGCTAGGTGTGTATCAGTGTGTATCCTACTTGAAAAATGTGTATAGATGTGCTATAATACATATCAATGGGTAACTGTGGCTTTTTGCAGTCTCGACTCGGTGCACGTACGCACGCTACTGCTGTAGCCATGTTTCCTAATATCGTCGGCAGGCACGGACGCCTGTAGGAGAACCAAGAATGACCGATACCCAAAGTGACAGTTCCGCAGATTCTGGCGCTATTTCGGATGTGGCTAACATGGCGGGCGGCGCCCTTTCAGAGATGTTTGGGTCCGAGGACGGCGAGGATACGAGTACTGATGCCCTTTTAAGCGAGGCTTTAGAGTCGACGGGTGAACCCACCAAGGGTGAGCCAGAAGACGCAGCCAGCGAGGCACCAGACGCCGTACAGACGGATTCTGAAGAGGTCGTTGACGACACCGAAGCGGAAACGGAGGAAGAAGAGGCACCAAAGGCCGGCAGTGGCGCACAAAAGCGCATCCAACAGCTTGTTGCACAGAAGCGTGAGCTGGAGGAGAAGAGTGCGACGGAGCGGGCGCAGCTCGCTCAGTATGTTCAGTCGTTGCAGCAGCAAGTACAGCAGCAGAGCCAGGCTAGGGAAACAGAATTCGCTACTCTGGTCAAGCAGCAACATGAACAGATTGCACTACTTACGCAGCAATTGCAGCAGATTTCCGGCAAGCGTCAGGAAGAGGATGACAGGAATCTCAGCGAAGTTGAACGCTTCAAGAAGAATGTTTTGCGTGAAGCGGAGTCGTCCGTTGAGAAGAAATTCACAGGCAAATTCGAGGAGTTGCAGAAGCAGTTTACGGATTTGCAGAAACAAAGAGAGTCGGAAGCGAAAGCGGCGCAGGAGCGGTTGGCGTTACAGCGTTTGTACGCCGATGTGGCCAAGAGTCGTACGGAACATTTCTTCAAGGACTACGACATTAAGTCGGTTCCGGTCGAAGTGCAGAAGGTAACGGACGACATGATTACAGCACTGTGCGCCGCACGCAATGTGCCAGCGGCTGACGCGGCCAAATGGTTGCACGGGTTGGTTGAGAAGATGGCCGAGAAGAAGATTGCCGGTGGCGGCGCGGCTAAGGTTGCCAAGCGTCCGGCCGGCACTGGGTTGCCCCAGGGTGGAACGGGTACGGCGGCGAAAAATGGTGGACGCCCCTCTTGGGATGCGCTCAAGGCGGCGGGATATAAGAACTACTTGCGGTGGACAGAGGCCGGAAAACCTGCATTGCAGGAGCCGAAGTCCAAATAGGGGTTTTCAATGGCAGTTGGTGTAAATAGTACGAATAGCGGTCTCGCCTTCACGAACTATATGAAGGACATTAGCGAGACTCTCAATAATCAGTCCAAGGGTCGGCTGCTTTGTAAGAAGAGCAAACCGTGGACCGGTTCGCATCTTGAATGGCGTGTGCATACTTCGCGTAATGGCGGCATCGGGCCTATTGACGACGGTGGGCAGTTCCAGATTCCGTCGAAGGAAGGCTTCGTTACCGCGAAGGCATATCGGCGCGCGTTGAGCGGCAAGGTTCAGATTACCGATATGGCTATGGCGGCCATCAAAGACGACAAGAATGCGGCCAAGGGCGTTGTGGCTGCTACTCTTGAGGGTTGCATGGATTCCATGCTGAAGCTGGAGAACGGCCTGTTCTTCCGTGACGGCACCGGGACTATCGCGCATGTTGTGGCTGACTATGCTACCACTACGTTGGAAGTCGATGACTCGCGCATGATTTGGGAAAGCGCGCAGTACGACCTGTATACTACTGGCGATGTCTTCCGTTCTACTCTTCCGGCCGTGACGAGTATTGCTAGTGCGCCGGACGCCGTTGCTACAGACGATGCGGTCGTTACGTTGTCGGCCAATGCTGACGCGAATATGGTTATCGGCGATCACATCAAGTGGAAGGGAGCTACCAGTTCCAACAGCGTTACTGGTTTGAAGGCGCTCATTGATGATACCGCTGCCACTTTCCAGAATGTGGCTGTCGGCACTTATCCGAAGTATAGCGCGTTGGTTCTCGCCAATGGTGGTACCGCGCGCGAGCTGACTCCCGCTTTGTTCCGGTCGGCTCTAGCCGGTTTGAAGCAGAAGTGCGGTAACGAGTCGCCGTCGGATGGCATTACCTGCTTGGCGTCCAACTGGGATGCCATTTCGTTTGAGGAGATGTATGAAGGCGACCTCCGTCTTGCTCCGTCTGACAAGGTGATGGGCCTCGCCGTCACCACGTTCCAGTCGGCACTTGGCAAGGTGCGCCTGGTTACTGACTGTGACATGCTGATGGGTACGATTTTCCTGGCCGACTTTAGCCAGATTTATCGCGGCGTGCAGCTGCCCTTGGATTGGCGGCGCGATGGCAAGAGTGGTCCGATCTTCAAGCGCAATGATGAGTCCGCCGTTGTGACGGCCACCATGCTTGAGATTTACGACCACTATATCATGGACCGGAATACCTCGGCGCGCATTGACGATCTGTCCAATGCCCGCGTCACGGTGTACTAGTTTTGGTGGTGTTCTCAGTTTGAGAGTTGTGTAATAGGATAGGGAAACCCAGCCGGTGCGGCCTGATTGTACGGGTGGCCGGCTGGTCTTTCCCCTTCGCCACAGGGAAGGTAGGTAGGGATGGCGACTGGAAAAAGAAAAGGGCACGGTATCAAGAATCACACAATTAGCGATTGTGCTGGTATTGAACCCTTCAAGTTGGATTGTGCGTTTACGAATGCAGCTGGTGCGCACGCTGAATTTCTTGCTGCTAAGTCCGCTTCGGGTGTGAATTCGGCCTCGGCTGAAGAGGGCGATTTCTACTACGATTCCACTAACAACGTGTTTCGATTCTACACTGGGGCTGCCTGGGCTTCTATGACTGGCGGCCTGGGTTCGGCTCTGACCACCGGCAAAATGTGGCTGGGCGCGGCTGGCGTTGCGGCCGAAGGTATTGACCTCACTGGTACGGCTGGTGACATCATTGTGTCCAACGGTACCACCGGAGCCGTGGTTGCCGTTACCGGCGACATGTCGTTGTCGGGTGCCGGTCTTGCGCTGTTGTCTGACAAGTATGGCGAGCGCACGGTTACTTCACTGGCGACTGCCGGTGCGGGTACGTATACTGCGGCACATCTGCTGGGCGGTCTGATTGTCCGTGACTGCGCCGGGGCTGGGCGCACTGATACCACTTCTACAGCGGCGCTTCTGGTTACGGCTCTGGGTGTTGCGGCCGAAGTCGGATCATTCGTTGACTGTATTGTGGTGAATGATTCGGATGCTGATGAAGCTATCACGCTGGCGGGCGGTGTTGGTTGCACGCTGGATGTGACCTCAGGTGCCGGTGGCGCACGTGGTACGCTGTCCGATGCGGTCATTCCGTATGGGCAGTATGCGCGGTTGCTGTTTGTGTTCAGTAACGTCACCGCTGCGGCTGAAGCGTGTGCGGTGTATTGTATTGGGCGCGGGCCGGTTAGTCGGTCGGACAACAAGGTTGGTAGCGACGCGGCCGGCGATATTCACTATAAGTCTTCGGCTAATGCCACGGCGCGTCTGGCCAAGGGTACGGCGAAGCAGGTTCTGACGATGAATGCCGGCGCAACTGCTCCTGAGTGGTCGGATGGTCCAGTCATTCGCTCTACCACGGTAGACATTGCGGCTGCTGATGTCAAGACACTGAATGCCACTCCGGTTGTGTTGGTGGACCACAGTGCTCTGGTTACAGCCGGTATTTGTGCGGCTGGTGACGCACTGATTTTCCAGGGTGCCGTCATCAACGAGTACGGTGGCACTACCGACTATGACCAGGATGGTGATTGTGTGGTTGAGTATACCACTGGTCCGGTTGTGGTTTCTCTGACGCTGGACGACTTTTTCAATGACGGTACTGCGGGTAGTATTGCGACTATCAAGCCGCTGGCTACCGACTTGGCGTACAACCAGGTCATAGTGAACGATGACTTGGAGTTGAAGATGACTGCCAGTCCGTTCAATGCGGCCGGTAATCGTTTGGCGCGTGTAACCACGTATTACAGCGTCTTCACACCGCACGCATAAGGGGTAGACTATGGCTCTGACTCAAAGAAAACACTTCTTTGCTGACTTTACGCAAGAACGTGTGGATTTGGCTCTTTTGCAAGGCGCATCCGCTGTAACGGCTGTTACGGATAATGCCGTAAACGTATTTCAGCTGCGTCGCCCTGGTCACTATTTGGTCATCAATAACACCGGGCAGAATGACGCCAAGGTGCCGACTGCCGGCGCGACTGGCTGGGTTCTGCCCTGTGATAACACCAATGGTGACGGTATTGAATTCAATCCGTCTGTGGGCTTGACCGCTGCCGTGGGTGGCCCGCTGCAATTCACTATCGGTACTGATCCGGCGTTTTTCTTGCGCGCCGTGGTCAATGCAGGTACGCTGGCGAACTATGATGTTTTGCAGGTTGGTTTCCGTAAGCAGGCGGCTTATGACAATGTGGATTCGCCGGCCAACTTGACCGTGTATGCGGACATTGCAGTTGTTGGTATAAATGACAACGCTGGTGCATTGGCCACCAATACCGACAATGATAACGCCGGTATTACGACCACGGCGCTTGCAGCTACTGCGCCGACTGCTGACGACTATGTGGCGTTGGAAGTCGATGTTAGTGCGTTGGGTGCCGTGACTTATAAGGTCGGCGTGCATGCCACCACTGTGGCGGGTGCGCTTGCGGCCTTGGCGGCCGACGCTAGCGCCGTGGCGTTCTCGTTCGATTCCACCGATGTTGTCATTCCGTGCGGCTTTCTGGTGTCGACTGGTGCGGGCGCGCATACCACGGCTTTGACCCGGCTTGAAGTCGGCTATCAACAGTAGGAGAGTACAATGGCTTGTACTAAGATAGCTTATGTGATGGAGATGACCACGCCGTTTCAGGTGTCGCGCGTGCGGTGTTCGGCTCTCGTGGCCACGCTGCCCGAGGATATCACCCACGGTGGGCCGGCTAGTGTGGACCCGCGATTTGTTCGGATGGAGGTTGTGACTCCCGCCGATTCGCGGGATCCGGTGTTTATGACGCACGTCCAGGATGACGATTTGGCGTCGGGCGGGACGGCGCGCATTATCTTTGATACCATTCCGGGTGGCGATTTGACCGGGGCGGTTGTCGATGTGTGGTTCCACTTTGTTGAGCATGCAACTGGTGGTCTGACCAACGTGGCTTAATGGCGGTTGATCCGGAATATGGCAGGATAGACACGGTGGCAACCTGGCCCTGGCTTGTGAAGATTGTGCGCGACGTGCAATCGAATGCACCCTGGAGTGGGGGTGTCCCGCATTTTGAGGGGCGCAAGCCGGGCCTTGTTGTGCCGATTAATACTGGCGCTAATCCTAGTGCCACGGAGATTGCCATTCCGTCGCTTACCAGTACGTATGTGATGACGAGTTTTGAGGACGGTAATTTGAAAACCTGTGACCTACTGTGTATATGGTTTGACCATAATTGCGGCGGGTTAGAAGACGTATCTTAAGGAGTGAAAAATGGCTGACCTTGTTTATTCGACCAGAGAAACTATTGCGGTTTGGCCGTGGCTGGTCAAGAAGTTTACGGCTGTACAGGAGGCCAGTGCTGGCGGTACGCTGCCGCATGCAGAAGGGCGTGCGCCAGATGTGTGCCTTCCGGTTATGTCTTCGGCCAATCCGACTGCTTCTGAGGTGTCGGTTAGATCGACAGATGCGACTAATGTGACACTGGATTGTGAGGGTAATAGTTCGGCTATTACTTTTACGCTGTATTGTGTTTGGTTCAGTCAGTCCAGCGGTGGGTTGACTGACGTCGCTTAAAGGCTTGCCGGTAATTGGGTCCGGTAAGGGTATCTCCTATTGAACTGGGTTGCTCGTATAAGGACCCAGTTCAAGGAGGTACTATACGTTTGTCGGCTATTGTGTTATAATGTGCATAGGAGGAGATACCAATGCATGTTCCGCAAGCAGTTTGCCGACAGTTGTACAGGCTGAATAAGCAACTTCGTTTCGCGTGGTTCGGCGCTGAACGCCCAGTTGACAGCGAGGAGCTGAACTGTGGTGACTTCGCCATTGTGCAGCTCTATCACATTTCCGATGCCGGTACGCCGGATGAACCTAATACGTTTTTCCAGCGGTGGGAGCGCGAGTATGGGCCTATTTGGTCCAAAGATGGTCGGGGTCTGACGGATTGGGATCCCCTTTTCCGCGTGCCCATCCTGGTAGCTCGGTGCGGCGACTTTGGTGTAACTAAGTCCGACGTACTGTCTGGGGCGGTTATCCCCGTCGTGGAAGAGTGGTATCGTCGGACACGCACCAAGGCCGCCGCACTTGAGCGCAAACGAATGGGGCGCGAATTGGCGTCCAGGCTGGATGACGTGGCTGACGGGATTACTGACAATCTCTGGTCTCTGGGTTCAAAGTCAGGCGAGTCGGGTGTGTCGGCTACCTGGGAAGATCGCCGCGCTGAGTTGGCCAGGTTGGAAGTACAGCGACATAATTCACGCCAACGCCTTCTTCACTACTATGACACTGTGGGTATGTAATGTACACAAACCGTGGTGAACTGCGCGCCATGCTGTCCTTCATTCTGTCCAACAATGATGGGCAGACCAATCAGGCTTTCTCCACGCCTAGACTAAACGAGGCGTTGAATCTGTCTTACGTGGACCTGGTTAACGCGCTGCGTCTAGAGTCTGGTTGGAAGTGGACCAAGGTTGTGCGCGACGTGGTGTGGCCGGCCAGTCAGGTTGTGCTGGAGTTGCCGTACAGTATGCGCAGTACTGGTATCCTGTCGATGGCTGACATAACCACTAGTACGACTGGTATTAGGTTTGAGGTGTCAGATACCTCGGATAGCAGCTTGCCCTATTGGTTCGACCGTAATAAGTGGCAGTGGGGAACCGATGGGCCGTCTGAAGAGAAGACTATCCGGGTGGCCTATTGGCCCGTGGTCGAGTGGGACAGTGCTGACTCTGCGGAGCCCGACCTGATTCCCACCGACCATCGTGCATTACTTGCCTGGGAGGCTGCCATTTTGTTGTCCGATATTGCGGACCAGAAGGCGCCGGCCAGTTGGACCAGCCGTACGCTCCAGCAAAAGATGGCGTTGATGAAGTTGATGTCGCTGAATCGTCCGGCAGAAGTACCCACGCTGCCACGCTCGACTTGGGCAGGCGGCGAAGATTATCTTATCCTCTAGGAGAACCCAATATGCAATCCAAAGTCGTTCGTTTGTATAATCGTAGTGCTGCGCCGTGTTCGATTCTGGTGCAGGGCAATCAGCTGACCATCGGCTCGTATTGCGAAATGCCGGTTGTGGATGAAGTGGCGGAGGCTTTCGTCGCCAAGTATCCGCAGGCCGTTGAAGTCGTGAATGAGAACAGTATTGCGCCGGTTCAAGTGATCGAGAAGCCCAAGACTGTTTGGGTTGCCAATGTGACCGGCGACCCGCGTTATCCGGCCAAGGTGCCTGCGCGTCTGTTCAAGGATAAACACTGGACGCGCGAGATGGTGGATAATCCGGTGCTCAAGCCGATGCCGCTCAGTGCCACTGAGATGCCGGACTGGTCGGAATATATGAGCGCATCTGGCCTTATGAGCAAGCGTACCGGCACCAAACGGTGGTTGCTCAATCCGTTCCGCCGTATGGAAATGCAACCGGCGAAGGCCGCTTGGTTCTTGAATCACATGCCCAAGGTGGAAGTCGTTGGGTCGCCAATTCATATTCTCGCCGCCCGCGTGTGCCGTGCGCCGACCGATTTCGAGCCAGACCATACTTGGGAATACGACGATTTGATTGCGTACATGCATTATATTGATACGCTTGCCGCGTTGCCCCAGACCGAAACCAAGATTCGCGCCGCGTCCAAGCGGACCAAGTTGACGGACGAACAGGTGGAAGAGAAGATCGCCGACGAGAAGCGCAAGCTGTTGACCCGCCTGTATTACTACGTGGTGGACCCCAAGGTGGCCATTCCGTCGCGCAAAGAGTTCGCTGAGTATCTGCATGGCCAGCGTGGTACGGAAGTACAGGCCAGTGAGATTGAGAAGTTGGCTGACGAGTTGACTGCGGAGGCATAATGGCGCGGCAGGACTACACCTGGTTGGAGCAAATCGACTTCCGTGGCGGCATCCAGGAATCCCCTGAGGATGCGCAGCCCAATCAGGTGTACGATGCCCGCAACATGTGGATTGAGGACGGGTTGTGTAAGCAGCGGCCTGGGTATACGTGGATTGGTGTTGTAGCCACAGAAACGGCCGGTACGGCAGCTGTAGATGAGTGTCTGGCAAATAACGCGCTGACTATTGTCGAGGGCGGCGCAACTATGTCGCTAAATAGTGCGGCAGCCGCCACTTGTTGGTATATAGGTTGGCAGGCTGCCGATGTTACGCGTGATGTTGTTGGTTATGTTTTGACTACGGCTACGCAAAATACTAATAGCATAATTGCGGCTGTGGATTACTATGGTTCTGACGGCTGGACGCCGCTGGGTTGTAGGGAAATATACGGAACCGGGGCACTTGAACTAACGCCGTCCACAACCCACTTGGATTCTCCGTTTCCGCGTTTATATTGTCGTCCTCCCGCCGATTGGGCGCTGCACATTATATCCGCGCGTTCTAGGTATTGGCTGCGTTTTACACTGGTAAATAACGGCAGCGCGACGTTAGATGCGTCAACGTCTGTTACATCAACTCTAACACATTTGGTCAACCCCGCTGAATTGGGGCTGCGCGGTTTGTATAAGTGTAATTGGCAGCACAGTAGTGTGTTTGTTGCCAATACACTGACCTCGGCTGCTTCGTATGCGTGTACCAGTAAGCATTTGTGCATGCTCAGTACTATAGGGCTCGCGCTGAATAAAGTGGATTCTGAGCCTGCGTCTTTTGTCGTGTTGCCTGAGTATCAGATTGCATACACAGCCTATGGCTATCAGATGGCTGAAATCAACGGTATTGCGGGTACTGTTACTGTGCCGCAATCTGAGTCTGCCGACTACTTGGTTGGTGCGCCGGGTGGCATTAAGGCACCGTATCACCCAGATTACGTAGCCTATTCGTCTATGCCGAAGTGTAAGTATCTGGCGTACCACGATGGGCGACTATTTGCGGCGAACATTCAGGATAACTCGCAGTTACTTCAGTGGTCGGCCCCCGCCGATGCGTTCCGTATTTGGCCGTACGAATCCGGTTTGACCATCAATGAGAATGACCAGTCAGCCATTAACGGGTTGTATGCCTTTGGTGAGCACCTCGCGGCGTTCAAATCTGACAGTATCTGGCGCATTGTGAATGCCGGTGAGTCGGGTCTGACCGGCCTGTCCGTGTACGCACCTGTGCGTGTGCCCGGCGCCGTGGGTACGGTGTCCAACAGCAGCATTGTCAATGTGGCGGGTATCCTTTTCTTCCTCGCGGAAGATGGGGTGTACGCCTTTGACGGGGTGAATAAGCCCGAGAAGATTTCCGACGCAATCGACAGCTGGATCAAGCGTATCACACCCGGTCGGCGCAAGTTTGCGTGCGCGGTCAATTGGCGTAGCAAAAACCACTACCTGCTTGCTGTGTCGGTTGACGGGTCCAATTTAAACAACACCGTGTTGGCCTACGATACCAAGCTGGGTGCGTGGTGGGTGTGGGACAATATCGAAGCTCAATGCTGGATGGCCGACGAGGACGACAACGACAACGAGAAAATCTGTTTTGGCGATGGGTATGGTCACATCTATCAGCTAGGTATTGGCAAAACAGACCACGGCGCATCTATCACATCGTATGTGCAAACGCATCGGTTTGGCACCGATGATGAGAGTCACAAGGATTTTCGGCAGGTGCGTGTGTATGGAAGCGCACAGTCCGTTACTTCCATGGACGCTGAGCTGGTGGTTGACGATGTTCCGGCCACACCGGGCGTGATTGACTGGACTTCAAGTTTGGAGGCTAAGGTCGGTTCTGCTGTAGTGGGAACTGCGAAAGTAGCCTCCACCAGACGTGATAAGAAGAAGTTGGATTATCGTAAATCCGGCAACTGGGCGACCGTTAAGCTGACCAATGACGAGCGCGGCATAGACATGGCCATTGGCAGTATCAAAGTCGGGCTGGACCAGAAGGGCATCCGGTAATGGCAGTCGGCGTAACACTTCCCGGTGGGCGCGGACAAATTGTTGGTGCTAGCGCGGACGCTGTGTATGGGGAGCAGATACGCCAACGTGCTCGTGAGTTGCCCGCGCAAGACGGCTGGGTTATGCGGTCTTGCGGGCAGTCAGCTGGCTGGGGCGCTTGGACGGCAGCCACTACGCAATTGTATCCAATTGATGCGCATCCTACAATTCAGCCGACTATGGTGCGCGTAAGTTGTGCCAATGTATCTGCCGGTTCTACATTTCGTTGCGCCTTGTATACGCCGGAAGTGTCTGGGTCTGATATTGTGTTTCGTGAAGTTCACGGTACCGCCGCTACGTTTGATATGTCGGCACTAGGCGTTAAAGAAAAGATACTAACTGATGTGCGTTTGATTCCGCAGAATCAGCCGTTGTTTGCCGGGTTCTGGCCTTCCGATAATGTACTGGGTACGGTTATGGGTTCCATGTCAAATATGGACACTGCGCGCTATTCAGTTGCCGCCACACCTGGGTTGGCCAGTTTGATATACAAGAGCGACCTGGCCGGTACATACGTTGCACTGTATATGCCGCTCATCTCCTATTATTCCGCCACTGGCGCGAGGGTTTTTTAATGGCTATTAGTGGACTACGAACCTGGGCAGATGCCGAGACTATTACGGCCTCCGCACTGAATGCCGACAAGGCGATTTTGGAGGCCAAGTTTGGCGCCATCACTAATGCGGACCTTAGTGCGACAGCCGCCATTGAGAACAGTAAGTTGGCCAACGATGACTACGAGATTATCGTATCGTTGAAGTTGCAGCCCACTACGGCTGTTGCGCCTACGGTAAGCGCCACCGTGCCGTTCGATGTGGTCGGACTTCCTGGAGGCACGTCGGACGGAATAAGCTATACGCCCATTTCCGCCACGGCAAGTCTTCAGGATTCCGGCGATGTGAATGATACGGTGGTGTTCAAGGTAGAGTGGGGCAGTTTTACGGGGGCCGGCAATACGTGGGCGCAAGTGGGAGCGGCTGATGTAATTTCTGCTACTACGCTTACCAGTGTAACGGCCAATGCGAATGTGCAGTCTAAGCCCACTGTGGATACCACGGCGCTGGTGTTGGATGCAACTGTGCCGCGTTTTCTGGCACTATTTGTGACTACGATTGATGCCAACGCCATGGCAGATGCGTACAGCTATCTTAAAGTGGATATCAAGCTCAAACGCACAGACGGATTGAGGAGTTAATAATGGCAGTTTGGAAACAAAATCCAGTTAGGCCGGCAGGACGTGACCCAACTGGCGCAGGTTCATTGGCGGGTATTCAGCCTTTGGGCGGTGCGCCGGTAAGCCAACCTACCAGTATCGGTGCGCCGGCTCCAAACAACGCGCTGACTGTTGGGGGTACGCCGCCAATGTTTGCCAATCCTACAAATACGGCTGGGCAGGCACCCAGTATTACACCTACTGTTCCTAGTGTGCCGGCAAAGACGGACCAGCAGATTGCATTTGACAAGATACAAGGAATGCACGCAGATCAGCTGTCTGGCCTGCAAGAAACGGCGAACGCTCAAGGTGCCGCATTGCAGCGTCAAATGGCTGATCGTGGTGCTAAGATGGGATTATCTGGTCCGGCTGCAATGGGTGTAGCCACTCAGGGTATACTTGGTACAAATCAAATGTTGGGCCAAGCCACGAATCAGTGGAACCAAGAGGAAATGAATCTGGCTCTGCAAGGAATGAGCATTGGTGAAGATACGCGTCGATACGAAAATGAGCAACAGCGTTTGGCCAGTATGACGGAAGAGGATAGACGACGCTACGAGCAGTCTACTAGCGAAGATCGGCGACGTTACGAGGCTGGCATGAAGACTGACGAAGAGCGTTATCAGACTGGTCAGGATACGGCTAATGCAGAAGCGTTTGCCGGGCTTAGCCAGGATGCACTAGGTAGACAGGCCGCCACAGATCCAGATGCTTTGAAAGCATATATGAAGTTGTATGGTGCTGGTATGAATCCTGCCGATGTGCAGAAGCAGTTGTTGGACCAGTACAAGACCTACGACGCTTCCGATGCATGGCGTACTTCGTGGGAGGGTATTGATTTGAATCGCGTGCAGGCACAGGCTGACCAGGGTAATACGGCAGCGAAGGGTGAAATTGCACGGCGTAATAGCGGCTACTATAAAAAGGGCGGTAAGGGTTATTATCATGTCGGCGGCGATGGGTATACGTTGCCAGGTGGTGATGGGTATACCGGCGAAGAGCGCAAAAACGAACCGCCTAAACCGCGCAGAGGCGGCAAATAGCATAAGGAATGATAGGAGTCTGAAATGTCATATGCAGCAGGGCTAGCCCACGGGCACAACATGTACGAGCAGGAAATGACTTCGCAACGTCTGGTGGAAGAGGCAGAAGCAAAAGCCGACCGTCAGCGGGCCGAAGCATTGCGCGAACAAAAGCGTCAACAAGAAGAAGCCAAGGAATCCAATACCTGGGGTACAGTTGGCAAGATTGCCGGTACTGTTGGTGGCGGCATTTTGGGTTCTCTGATTCCGATTCCAGGTGTAGGGACGGCAATGGGCGCCATGCTGGGCGCTAGTTTGGGCGGCGGATTAGGTGGCGGTATTGCCGGACTAGCCGCACCGGGGCCAACCGGTCAAGGTGCACTTCAGGGCGCCGAATCATTGACTTCAGGTCTGTCACCAGTGATGTCCTATATGGCCATGAAGGGTCTGCGCGAGGCGCCTACTGGTGACGCTGGTGCAAATCCCTACGTCAACGATTCATATGCTCGCAGTCTTGGTGTAGGAACACAAGGTGGTCAGTGGTATGGTGGAAATCAATTGGGTACACCGGGTTCCGGAATGTATAGGCCGCTACCGGCCGGATATGGCGGTATGTACAACCTACCCAATATTGATGCTTGGTATAACAATTAGGAGCCAATAATGCCACTTCCAATCAGCCAGCTACAAAGCACGCTTCTTGCCAAGCAGCTACAGTATCAGGCTGCATTGGACCAGGCCGCGCAACAGGCACAGCAACAGGCATACAACACGATGCAGGAGGGCGGCGAATTTAGCCGTCGCCAGTCGCAGACACTTGCCCAGCCCATATACTCTATGATTGGCGCCGAACAGCAGAAGGCCGACACTCAGGCCCGCGAACAGGTTAGGCAGGAACAGATGTCCCGCGAGGACCAGGAGCGCGCGTTTGGACATATGATGGCGCAAGAGGGTCTGGGTCTTAAACGTGACGAGTTAGGTATTCAACAGGGGCAGTATGATTTGGCCAAGGGTCACACGGCCTTTGAGGAAAGCCAAGTTCCGCTTGAACGTGCGTCGCGTGAGCATATGAATGAGGAGGATATGCGCGCATCATTTGCCATGTCTATGCGCGGCCAAGCTGACAAAGCAGATAGCGAGCTTAATGCGAAATCCCGGGCCATTGCCGGCAAATATGATTTGGCACTGAGGCAGGCAGCAAATGCGTACGGTGCTGCGCAGGCCGGTTTGAAGACCGCGTACACGGAGGACCAGCGTGCGGCAGTACAGGCGGCCATGCAGGATTGGAAGGCCGAGTACGATAGGCTAACCGCCGAGAAAGCTAATGAGCTGTCTTCTATGTGGTCATCTGATCCGCTTATGCAGAAATTGAATCCGGCTGCACCTGTGTCGCCTACACCTACATTTACGATGTCGGGCGAAATTCAGCCAGAGGAATCGGCCGGACCCACGTTTACACCGGCAGATGCTGCACGGATGCCGCCTACTTCGCAATTTGGACGGCGTGTACAACAAGTGCGTTCTATTCTGCCCAGTTGGCTAGGTGGCGCATCCGAGATGTCGCTAACGGTGCCCGCACAGGCTAATGGACCTGTGCCAGGTACGCCGGCAAAACGCGATTTGCTTAAGAGTGTGTTACCGTAATGGGTATCGGAAGTGAAATAGCCGCCTTTCTTGGCGTAGGTGATGAAGACCAGGCACCTATCAATGAAGCGGCGGCTATGCGCTCCATGGCTGCAAATCGTAGCACTATGCAGCAATACCAGGCATATCGCGACCCGGAGCTGCTTAAAGACCTGGCTGTTAGTCGCACCATCAACGAGATGCCGAATGCAGATGATGCAACACAGATGGCGCGAGTCAAGGAGATATACAGCGAGTTGCAAGCTACGCTGCCGGCTGGTTTAGACGTGGCACAGCGGTCTGGTGCCGGCGCCGTGGTGCCGGAAATGTCGGGTCAGCCTGCCGAACAATCAGGTCCTGGCGCGGGATACAAAATACTGAACGCGCTTACTGCACCGGGCCGGGGCGTTGAAGCTGTGCTTGCCGGCGCGGAGAATCGCGCATCTGAACTAACACAAAATGCACCGATGGAGAGGATGGGTGCATTTACCCGTTTCGCATCTAAGATACCCACCACCTTATCGCCTGTTGGCTACTTTATGCCATCACTGGCCGGCACCCTAGCATCTATGGGCAGCGGCGGGCAGATGCACGGCATACCTATGCAGGCGCTTGCGCAGCAAGGTCCGGGCGCACTGTTGGATGTTGTTGGGTCTGGGTTGTCTGCCGGTAAACGCGAAGTGCTTGAAGGAAACTACGCCAATACGCCAGCCATTACTCGTCTGGAGTCAGTGGGTGAACGCTACAAAGACATGGCTGTTGACCAAGTGCTGGCCGAAATGCCCAACGCGGATATGGCGGCACAATCAGCCAGGGTGAAAGAAATTTACGCCGCGTTATTGGAGAACGAAGTGTCGCCCGGTCAGGTCGAGCACCCAACATTGTCGGGTATAGCGACCAATCTTATCGGCGACCCCACAATGTACATTCCCGGTGGCGCAATCGGTAAGGCGGCCAAGCTGGCCGGTAAGGGTGTGAAGGCCGGGTCCTGGGCTGAGCGGGGATTGAAGGTAGCCGGTGGGGCAGCCCTGGGCGGCACGCTGGCATCCCTTACTGGCGATGTGGGCGGGCTTGCCGGTGCGGCAGTTGGTGCGGGTTTGCGTTCCTCAGTTGGGGAACGCACAGTAGGTAAGGGTTTGAAGAAAGCGTTTACCTATCTGCCACACTACAAAGAGCTGGGTGAAAAGGGGCAAGAGGAAACGGCTTCCATGCTTCGCGCCGCGCATGAACGGTCTTTGCAAACCGGCAAAGATATGTACGCTGAAGCGCGCAAGGCGGGGTTTGACATCGCCGACCAGAACATCCGACGCCAAATTACGGACCTGGAGTTGGGGCACATCAACCGCATATTGGATGATAAGGGTTTGGTGAAAACCGTTGACCTGAAAAACACGGTTGTGCCGGAAGAGTGGGTAGACGAAGTGCTGGGCAAGAAGTCAGCCGTGACGGGCGATGAGGTGGCTAAATTCGTGCATGATGCACCAGGCTCGGCGTCGGCTGACGAGTTGGCCGATATCCGGCGTGGTAGCGGCAGCGGGTTGGACTTGCACGAACCAGAGTACCCGAAACCCCAACACGGGCCAATCAGTCCGGCCATGGCGCAATCCGTTGAGAAGGCGCCGGTTGAGGAGTTGGGCCTGCTATTGGACGAAGCACGCCGTACACATAAGCCGACCAAGGCTGTAGGCCAATTGTCGGACGACGAGATTATACAGCAGTGGGGCGGCAAGGGTGGCCGTGTAAATGAACAGGGCATTGTGAAGTCTGCTACCGAACACGTACCCATTAAGGTCTCCCAGTTGTCACCGCAAGGTAAACAGTGGTACGCCGATAAACTGGCCAAGTTGTTATCCGAGAAGCAGGGCGTCGAGATTGTTTCGCTAGCCGGTTCGCCCTTGGAGAAGTCCTTTAAGGCTACACGCGGCGCCGAAAAGGGTAATCTGGTTATGCTCCCCAAGACTGTTAAGGAGCACATGGAATTCCTGGCCAAACCAGGCGGCGAGTATCACAAATTGGTCCAGGGTTGGAACGACTTCTCCACCAAGTTTTACCGCCCAGCCCAGGCGTTTTGGGGCAAGATGAAGACTACCATTGGCGGCCCCGCATTTGCCAATCGTAACTTGCTGTCCGGCGCCGGCCTGTCTCTGTTGGGGTTGGGCATCAAAGGGCTTAATCCGCTTAGCCAAGTACAGGCGTTCAAACTTGCGTGCCGTGCTGCGCAGGATGACCTGCCGAAGGCCGTCAAAGCCATGGCCAAGATGACGTTCAAGTTGAACCGGGGGCAGCACGTTAAGGGCGACCAATTGTTCGAGATTATGCGCGCCCATGGGCTGACCGGCCAACTTGAAAGCCGATTGAATATAGACGATTTGCGCCGGCTTAGTCCGAAGGGTAACTTTGAAAACGTAGTAGGGCGTGCTTATCAGGGCCTGCCAGGTGCGGCTGAGAAAGTGTTGAACATTGGCGGTCCATTGTCGCCGGCCTACATGGCGCGGGCTTCTGAGAACTATCAGCACATGGTTACCTTCATCGGCTTCCTGGACGACACATCGGAGCCCAGTATTGCGCGCGCGTTGGACCTGTCCTCAAAGTATTCCGGCAATTACAACCGGCTAACCACCTTTGAGAAGACGGCTATGCGCGACGTGTTTGGGTTCTACGCTTGGTCGCGCTTTGCTGCGCCCCTGTTGTTCCAGCAAATCAAGGAGAACCCGGCTAGGCTGGCGTCCTTCTTGAAGCTGCGTTCGATGGCCGCCCAGGCTTTGCCGCAGGATAAGTACGGTTGGGCGGGCAAGGCCGCTTGGCTGCGCGAAAACAGTGTACCCGCGCCGGAAGCATTACAACCCGGTAAGGACGACGATGCAGGGCACCAGTTTGGATTACTGACAATCGAGGACCCAATTGCCGTGAGCATTTCGGCGCTCAAGGGGTTCATGGGGCAGTCCTACGGTGAAGCCAGCCAGGATGACCCACTTGGGGAACAGATGGGTCCACTGGTAAAGGGTGTTGTGGAATTCTTGACTGGTAAGGATATCCGTACGGGTAATCCAATACCGGGCGGGTACAGTGGGGCGGCCTTTAAGCAGGCCAAGGATACGTTCCAGCGTCCGTCCAAGGCTCTTACAGATATGTACGACTTTCTTACCGCCAATGGTAAGGAATCAGATGCGGTATCAATGATGTTACGATACCAGGTAATACGTATGATGACCGGTTTGCCGGTCTACATGAGTAAGCCATACGAGGAAACTGCGCGTACATCGGCGAAAGCACTCAAACCTGTGCGTCAATTGTTACCTGAAGCCGGAAAGGCACTGGAGTAGAAGATGCCTGATTACACTAAGACTGGTTCGCGTCGTTCCGAGTTGATAGGCATTAACGCTGAACCATTTGCGGCTGTTACGTATGCCATTACCAGTAACCCCATCGGCGTTGAGGGGTTCAACTGGGCAACAGTGTCGTGCTCATTGGACTTCACGGCGTGTACCAATGTGCGCATGTACGTGGACATTACCGATGAGGAGGCCCGCGCGGTTGCCGGTACCGACCTTAGCAGCGTAACCTGGAAGACCCTACAGGAATTGCGCCCCGGTGCAACGGCGGGTAGCTACACCACGGCGGACTGGTACATCACGACCCCGACCCTGGGCGCCGATGACCACTGGGCGTGGAACTTCCTGGTCAATGCGCGCTATATGCGGTTGCGGTTCACGAACCCGGCCAATAATGCGGTGGCTGCCGATACCCTGACTGTCAGCGTGAAAATGGCGGTGCTCTAATGTTTATCCTTAATCCAAGCGGGGATGTGCAACCGGGTGGGTACTTCCCTGGCGGGTCGGCCATTGGCGACGTGGACATGGCGGGGTATCGAGTCTATGACTCCACCGATGCCCTCAATCTCGGCAAGGCCGCAGTAGATGGGCACACGCTTGGGTCTGATGATGTGCTTATCGGCGGGAAGCTGGAGGTGGATGGGGCGACGTACTTTGATTCATTCACCTATTTTGCTAGCGACGCATGGTTCGCAGATGGTAAGTCTGTCATTTTTGGCAATAGCGATGACGTTAAGATTCTATATTCCTCGGTACAAACGCCAGACTCTGCGCTGATAGGAGTCGGCAGCGACAGTAGAGCACTAATAATTGCTGAAACTGCGGACATCGCCACCGACTTCGCCTTTCCCCTCCAGACAAACCCGACACTGTGTATTCAGAGCGCGGACGCAACGGCGCCCACCGGCCGCATCTGGTTCGCCCACGACCAGACTAACGGCGTAATCCAGACCGGCAAGGGCGGCCTGTCGATGCAGTGCTTCAACGGCATCGCCTACATCGGCAATGCGGGAATGACGCAGGGGGTGAAGTTCGATACGGCAACCATCGATAATCTGTTGAATCTTACGACAGAAGCAGCTGGGAACTTAACTGTACAAGCTTACGCCTTTGGCTCTACCATTTTCAAGAGCGGGGCGGCCACGGCGCTTTATGCGTACAGTACCGATACATCGACTGCCGCCGCTTCCGGAGCGGTGTCGCTGTATTCCGGTGCCCAAACCAACGTCAACGACTGGGCCAGCGGCGCGGTCAACATCTACACGGGCGCGACCACAACGGACGGCAACACCGGGGCAATCAACATCTACAGCGGCGCGGCCGGGGCAGGCATCGCCGATGCTGGGGACATCATCTTCGCGGTCAACGGCGCACCAGGAGTCGGCACCACGATGTTGACGCTGGACGCGAGTGCAACTAACTCGCTGTTCGGCGCGGCTACGGGTGTGGGCTGGACTGGGCGCGATTTGTTGAAGTCCAGCGCCGATGGCGTGCTGCTTATCACCAACAATGCGGGAACCCAGGGCCTGAAAATTGACACCACTACCGACGGCAGCGCCTTGCTGGCGGCCGAAGATGGTAGTGCAATCCGCGTTGCCACGGTCATGGGCGCGGTTACCTTGGCGGCTGCCCCAGGTGGGACGACCTTTGCCGCCACCAGTAATGTCATGGAGATTACCGGCACTGGGGCTGGCAGCACGGTCGGTACCATCACAGGTGGCATCGGCGGTATGATGCTTACACTCATCTTCAAGGACGCGCTTACGACAATCACCGATACGGCAGTCGGTGCAGTCGGCGCAAATCAGGTGTGCCTGTCGGCGGCCTTTACGGGTGCGCTGGGCACTACTCTTACCCTGGTGTCTAACGGCACTTACTGGCAGGAAGTCTGTCGGTCAGTGAACGGATAAACAAAATGGCATCCGAAGTTGAAAAGATGATTATCGACGAGCTGCGCACCCTGCAAGCCAAGGTTGACCGGCTTATCGAGTGCCAGGCTGAACTGAAAGTGAAGGCGGACACTAGGTCCGGTATGATTGGTCTGCTCGGCGGCCTGCTTCCCGCGCTGGGCGTGGCTGTATACGCGCTGGTGAAGTAATGAAAAACAAGAAGCTCATTATCGCGGCGTCCGTGTTTGGTATATCCTTTGTATCCACGTTGATACTCCATATGTGCGGTATGTTGACGGATAACTGGGTTGAGTTTATCAAATGGTTTGGACCAACCAGCACGGCTATTGTGTTGTTCCCCGCCGCTGCCCGTGATATACTGATATCAAGAGGAGGTACGAATGGAAACCCTAAAGTCAGCGTGGAAGTGGATTCTAACAGCCCTTGCCTTTGTCGGCACGGTACTGTGGATACTGTTCTCACAGGAGAAGCATGACCAGGACTTGGCGGACCTCGCCCTCCAACAGGCCGAGGAATTGGCGCGGCGCGACCGGGAAGCCGCACATGCGCGCAACCTGGCAGCCAAACGGGTAGTGGACGAAGAGACTAAAAAGGCGGTACAAGATGCGATGGCTACTGGTGATTATGCTTCTCACATCAATAGCGATATCGGCAAAGGCCGCTGACGTACCGTTTGTAGATGGGCTCCCTGAAGGGTTGCCCCCGGTTGAAAAGGTTGAGGGCGGATACTTTGTGCCCGAGGACACGGCCAAGGCGCTCGACCTGGAGCGGCAACAGTGCAAGGTGTTGCCCTTTGTGTATCAAGGGTACATAGATGCCGACCGAGAGGAATTCCAGATTCAAATGGAATCGGAGGTCAAGTTGGCTGAACGCCGGGCGATGAACCAATGTCTGAAAACCTGCGATAGTGGCCACTCCACGTTTGAACTGGGTACGTGGGGCGTGGTCGGGGTACTGATTGGCATACTGGCCGGGGGCATCGCGGCCCTGGTGTTGGTGAAATGACGGATTGTACTGACATTGGCGACGGGCTGCGTATCTGCCAGGAGTGCCACGGGCGCAACATTGACGACGTGAATCTGGTTATCATTCACCGTAGCCATGTGGCTAAGAACGCAAGACAATCGGCTTTCTTCTTTGCCAAACCGGAAGGCGGTACGGGGCGCAAATTTCCGTACCACTTTTACATTTGCGAGGATGGGCAAATTGAACAGGCTGTCCGGCTAACCAAGGCGGCCCCAGGCGCGTGTAACAGTAACAGGGTGGGCATTCAGGTAGCCCTGTGCGGTGACATGCGCAAGGCACCACCCACGCCCGCCCAGTTGGCGTCCTGCAAGGTACTGTGCAGTGAGCTGTCCAACTTCCTTGGCCAGGTCCGCGTCAAAGGGCACAGCGAAGTACCCGGTTCGTTCGGTGACCCGAATAAACGGGTCGGCGGGCCGGAAGAGTGCCCCGGTAAGTGTTTCCCCATTGACGAGGTGCGTCAATATTGTGTCGCAAACTTTGTACCCGTGTCGGTGGACCGGCGCGAGTACCTAACATCGAAAGGCTACATCCTGTAGCCCTTGGAGAGACAAATGGCATATCGTGATATCGCACAACAACTTTTGCAACTGCTCGCCCAGGCCGACGAGGGGCAGGTTGCGCAGTATCAGCCCCAGGGTGGCGGCCAACCTCAGTACCCGCCCCCGCCCCAAGCCCCCCCGCCCCCAGGCGGTGTGGAGCAGTACATGCCCCAGCCGGTTACACCTGGTCGTGCTTTCGATGCACAGCCACCGCCCAGCCCATCGGGTATGCCAGCACAGGGATTTGACCGGCAGCAATTGGAGGCACAGATTCGTTCGGTGCCGGACTTCGGCGCCCAAGTGGACCCACGGTACAAGACTGTGAATGTGCCGGGCGAACAGTACCCGTTGGACCCTGCCTATCAGCCGGATTCGCGCCGAATTCAGGACTACATTAGTGCTGCGCAACTTAGCCGGCCACCCAGCGATGAAGAGTTGTGGCAACCCTTTGAGCAACAGGCCGCGCAAGACAAAGCTCGGGGTAAGAAATTGTGGGACGAATCAGAGGCGCGGGACACCATTGACCAGGCCACGCAGGGCATCCGGGATGCCGATGTAAGTGGCAAGGACAGTAAGTCGGAACGCAAGAAAAAGAAATGGGGCGGCAAGATTGATAAGTCCATCCAGGGTATCCGCGATGTGGACCTTGGGCTGGGCGGCAAGCGGAAGTGGGAAGAGTAGCCAGCCCCAGGTTGCCCCAGGGCTGGCCGCTCGGTTAGCCTATTTATACACCTTCCCCTCCAAAACACACCGCCCATCCACAATCGGAACCGGCGTAAAGTACGTGGTTCCGTCGTCGTCCATCCAGCCCCAGGTGAAGCCTTGTACCCAGTCCCGGTTGGCATTCAGCCGGTGCATGTAGTCGGCCTTGGACACATCGCCCAACCATCCATTGGCCCAGCCCACACGCGGTTGGCCGCCAATGTCTCCCGCATAAAACGACCCCATTCGGTGTCCATGCCCGACACAAACAGAGTGTCCTGCCGTGACGAGTGCCTTTTTGGCAATGTCAGGCCCGGAGTATCCCAGGTCGTGGGTGTAACACACCTTACCAATCTTGGTAAAGTCCTTGTAGGGAGTGATTTTCCAGCCATTGTCCTCCAAATCCGCCAGCTTGTTTATGGATAGCTCTTCCAGGCCGTGCAATGCAGGTGCATTATCCATAATGTAGCGGTCCAACCGGTCCTCATGGTTACCGGTAAGGTAGTACAACTCTGCGCCGCCAGCCGATTCCATGATGGCGTTCAATACCGGCAATGCGCCCGCCATTTCATCGACCAGGCGTTGTGCCCTACTTGGGTCGCGCCGATAGGACGCCACCGCGTAACAGTCAAAGAAGTCACCCAGGTTAACCAGGATATCGGGTTGCCGGTCAGCCAGCACTTCACACAGTAGACTTACTGCCTGGTCGTCATGGTAGGGTGCGTGCACGTCGCCGAAAACACATAGCGACTTCATTTTTTCACCTCTGGCCCCTCGCCGCGCTGACAGGCCGCGAGAATGTCGAACACAGGAACACTCGTTCCTGCGAGCTTGTTCCATGCCTCCACCGCCCGCGCAATCGCCAAGAGCCTGGGAATGTCCTTCACAGACCGCCAGCACGCTTGGCAGTAAAAATTGCCCACCATCTGCCCTTGCGCTCTGTCCAGCCTCGCCTGTACTTCGTCGAGCCACGCGGTCATGCCAAACCTGCGTCTTCCAGCATGGTCAACACCGATTCGTAGGCGTACGCCGGTTCAAAGTCCGTGGCCCGGTACTCAGCGTGGCCGGGCACAGTGGCCTCCCATCGGTGCCCCTCTGGCGTCTCGTCCTCCAGTTTGCGCACGTAGATGTTGGCCACCTTCGGTTCGGCCTCCACCTTTGGTTTGCCAAAAATGTCGTCGTAATTATCACGGTATGCTGGAGTATTCGCTTTTGAGATAATTGCCATTACTTTTCCGCCTCCTTCTTGGCTGCCAGCTTCATAAGCAGCTCAACGTTCTGGGCCAGGCCGTGCGATACAGCCCGGCAAATAGCCTCTTCCGCCTCATCGGGGAACGCAAACACGCCGGCAAGTTGCATATGCAGCGAGGCGTGTACCAATTCGTGCAACAGGCTGTTCACAAACATACCGCGCTTTAGTCCCGGCTGCATGTGAATCTCAACCTTGTCCACATCGTAGTATGCATAGCAGCACTGCGCGGCCGGCTCATCGCTTTCAAATATCGTAACGGGGATGGACCCCAACTTTGCCGTGCCTATTCGTTTTTGTTTTGGCTTCATACATCCTTCTTCGTACCGACATTATGGAGTCGTACAGTGGGCGGGCCAGCCGGGCAACCCGCTCCTGCACTTGGTCGTACTTGGTTTTATCGTCCTGCTTCACAGTACCTCGCCGGCTGGCCATTCGGACTTACGTTCAACATATCCAGTATCCTGCATGAGCCATGGCGCCGTGCAGTTTGCGCGGGACAAGCGCACAATGTAAGCGAACAGTTTATCGCGTTCCAGCGCGTATACGATAACTGCCTCACCAGTGCTGCGTTTACCATCAATCTGAAAAATCTGTGCGCCAAAGACTGTCGGTGGTGGGGGTGTGCAGGGTTGGTCGACCGCGCCGAATACCGGTGATTTAGCCACCTCCGCAGAGTAAACAGGTATAGGCGACACGCAGGCCACAGACTTGGGCGCAGCAACTGGGGCCGGCTTATCCGCGCACCCGGCGCACAAGTAGGACAGCCCGGCGCAAAATGCTAGGGCCAGTACGAACGAGAATCCAACAATGACAGCGTTTCTCATGCGTCAATTTTCTCCATGTTGTACCAGTCCTTACCCACTTTGGCATCGGCTGGTATAGTGATAGACTCATCACCGATTGTGATTTTCTGCTCCATGCAGGACTTCAACAATTTCGCGGCCTTCAATGCGTCAGCTTCAGGCACTTCCAACATTAACTCATCATGCACTTGCGCCACCAGGAACCAAGTTTTCCAATCAATCTGTTCGGCCACCTTCAGCGTCGCCCGGTTGATAATTGTGGCCACGCCCCCCTGAATGGGGAAGTTAACCACCTGAGTCGGCTCCACTACGCCATCGTAGAACCGTTCGCGCCGGCCGGATAGTGTCTCTTCCACGTACCCGTTCTCAACGGCTTCACGGATAAGCCGGTGTTGATAAGCACCAATCTCTGGGTGCAAATTGTGATACTTATTGAACAGCTCCTGCACAAATTTCAGGGATACACTTGCACCCTTGGACTTCAGTTGTGCCCACACCGTTTCCACACCTGCGCCGTATGCTACGGCGTATCCCGGCGTCTTGGCCTGGCCCCTGGTTACCCCGAGAATCTCGGCATTCTTCTGGTGCACGTCCTCGCCAGCACGCAGCCAACCTAATAGTCGCTGGGCGCCGGCTAGGATTGCCATCATATACTGCTCAGCAGCCGTCAAGTCGGCAGCCACAAACACATTACCGGGTGCAGGGATAACCATATCCCGCATGGGCTTGGGCCAGTTTTGTACATTAGGGTCGCTGCTCGACTGGCGTCCAGTCACTGTACCATCCACACGGAAACTGCTGTGGACCCGTCCATCGGGTGAAATAGGCAAGCCGTCCAGATACGTAGACAGTAACTTTCCGGCCTTCCGGTATGCCAGGACAATTCCGGCAACCTTGCGGGCCTCCGCATGGTCGCACGCCTTGTACTGCTCCAGCGTATAGGCATTCAGACATGGCTCACCTGTTTCCTCGCTGTGCTTGAGCGGCGTTAACCCAAACTTTTGAAAGAACAACTCCTTTAGGCAGTGTGTTGTACCTGACTGGCCCATTGTGTACTTGCCTAAATTTGCCAGGCCGAAGTCTTCCATGGCTACAGCAAATGACACTCGGCATTGCTCGGCGATACTTGTCTGGTCAACCGTGTGGCGTTCTCGTGCCGCGTTGTCAATCAGTAACCCCCTATCCCGTGCGCGCATCATTACCCGGCCCAGTGCTAACGTATGCTTGTACAACTCCCAGCCGTTATAGGTGTGCGCAATCAGCCTATCCTGCTTCTCGGACAGCTTCACCGTGCCTTGCGCGTCTTGTGCGTTGTACTCCTTTAGTTGGTCCAGTGTTGCCTTATTGAAGCCGCCCAGTTGTCGGAATCGAGACTTCCAACGGGGAAGGTCAGTGGCACAGGCCGCCACGAACCCCAAGTCCTTGGGCGCCTGCGCGTTATACGTAGCGGCGCCAAACATAGTATCACCCGTGTAATTTATGTCCTTGAACCCATTATTTTGCAGCGTCAAGATGTCGTGCTGCCCATTGTGATAGTAGCACCGCAAACCTGACAGGCACCGCTGTACCAAGGCGTGTATGCACTCTGGCATGGGAAATGGTATGGAACAACCGCGCACTGTATTCGCCAATCCTACGCATAGTAACGGCGCCGAATACGGGTCTGTCCCACCTGTTTCCACATCCACGCCTATTGGGTCATCTGTGATAAGCATCTGCTCCAACACGGCTGCGTGCATCTGCCACTCTGTACCCGAGTACAGTAGACTAAATTTTGCTGGTACATACTTACCATCGGCAACCAATAACCCACGCCGGATGAAGTTCATAGCGGCCGACTTGAGCGCCGGCTTGCGTAGTACGGCCGATGGGTGATAGGACGGCACCATTGGTCCAAAATTGGTGGGTATGACTTCGCCGGCCCAACTGTGTATCCCACGATAACCGCACACGGCCTGCATAGCCCGGCCTCCAAGGGCTATGATTCCCGGCGCCTTTGCGGCGGCCAACTCGGCGTCCAACCTGGGCTTGCAGCACGCCAATGCCTTCTCCCATTCCTTATCGCGCAACTTGGCCTTCGGTTTGCACAATAGGGCATTGGTAACCAGGAATTGGCTACGCTGGGCGCCGAACTGTTTTAGCGTTGCGTCCAGCCATCGGCCAGACTCGCCGACAAATGGGCGCTCAAGTAACTCTTCGTTGAACCCCGGTGTTTCGCCTACAATAGCCGCCCTGCACTGGCCGGCTGGCTGCTCACATTGTACTCGAATGCTGCCCTGCGCATTCAGTGGGCACTCGTCACATCTTGGGTGGACGGTCATCCGTACCGCCCTTCCCTACCACATAGGAGATAAGGAACAACAAACGGCATCCAGCCAACCCCAAATGATGTACGCCACTCTCTTCATCGATGTCCTCGCCTCCCCACCACTTTTCCAGGTGGCGTTTCAGTGAACCAAATGTGCGCCCCCACTCCATCCCCTTACGCCAATTATAAGGGTCGCTGTACTTTTCGGCGCCGAATTGCAACCCCTTGGCAATCTCGAATAGCGCCTCTGGTGGGAGTAACTGAAGGGGAATCTTTCCTTCGTCATAGTTTTGGGCGGTGTCACCCATCCTTCGGCTCCCCTGGCAGCACGGTAACCTCGTACACACTGTTCTGCGTGTACACTCGCGTCACACCCTGGCTGATAGGCTCAATACGCAACACCTTCGATGTGGTCATACTGCCCATCGCGGATACACCATTACGTGTTCGTCGGTCCACCCACATTGGCACCCCTTCAAGGATATCCCGGCCCAGCAAACCCGTTACTTCGTACCCAATGTACGTTGTAATGCCCGGATTGTATGCGCCCTCAACCCACTCGCCCTTTGCACCCGTCGGATAGTGCGGGTCCTTTGCCGGGGCGACCTTCTTAACTGTGACCCAATCACCGAAATTAGGGAGTCTCATTTGGATTCCTCCAGCAGTTTAATCGCTGCGCCAATTGGGCAACTGGGGTCATGCGCTTGACCGTACCGCGCGTTACGACCGCAATCTCGGCAATCACCCAGCCAATCCTCTACAAGGTTATCGCGCAGGTACTCTAGCACAATGCGAAAGGCATCACGGCATTGTTGATTCTGCAACCTATCTAATCCTGTCACTGAGTTACCTCCAGTTCAAATTCCAGCAATTTGCGGTTCACCAAATCACGCGCCGCCTCATCGTCCTCATAGCAGTACGAAATTGCATCCTCAAGATTAGCGCGCAACTCGGTCAACAACTGTTCCACTTCCTCTTCAAGCTCTGTAAGATTCATGGTACCCCTACTGACCCCCCGTGGGGGCAGGTTCGGACCACCGTCCACGGGAGGATTGTGTTACTTGTTACTCAGCCGAGTCAAACGACAAATCGGATTCCAGGCAAGTGAAGTTGGCCGGGTCAGTCTCGAATCCATCGGCCGGCTCCTCAAGCCGCGTGAAGAGGACTTCCTGGTATACGTTACCGTCGTCCGCCTTGCGGTGCTTCACATTGAAGAAGAACACATGGCGCTCCAGAATGGTGGGGTCATTCCACATATCGACCGACACCTTGTGGATGGCGGCCTTGACCACCTTCTCCTGCGCCTGGTACGCTTCCTTGGTACAGGTGTTTCCATCGGGGTCCATCCAGCCGCCCGTTTTCTTCTTTTTGCCATACTTGGGGAAGTCCGGGTCAATAGTGCGCATGAGGAAGTACACCTGCTTATCCGTCTCGGGCAGGGTTCCATCGGCGCGGCGCATCCACGGCCAAATGGTGAGCTTGATAGTAGGCTTGGACTTCTTGCCCGCCGCGTCCAAAGGCGCAACGGTGAGGTCAATCTTGCGCGACCCCTTCTTGCCCACAATCTCCTTGCGCGCACTGCCCTTCAGGGTCTGCCCCTTGAACCAGGTGTTGGGCTTCAACAGTTCGTAGGTCTTCTTGGAATTCGCAACGGTATCGTCGTACGCAACGGGGGCATTCACATCGGTGTTAACATTGGTGTTCTCAGTAGTGTCGGTCATTTCGTTCTCCTAGCTTGGGTTAGCCTCTCAACCAAAATTCGATGCCATGCTCTTCAAACTTCGCGGTCAACTTCAACACAATCTCATCCATCGCAGCGAGCACATACGAGTTAATGTGCTCGTCCTCACTGGGTATCCGCACGTCGGCCATAAATTCCCGCAGCGCATCACGCGCCTCCAAGGCGGTCCACGGGAATGCCCCATCCTCGTCATTCTCTCCATCCAGGTGAATCTCCACTTTCATCCACGGTTCTCCAGTGCGCGGTTCAAGATACCCCGAATGTTGGGGGGCTCTTTTTGGGCTAGTCCTCGCATCCTAGTTTTGTGTTCAATGTCAATCCCCGGAACCCCATGCGGATAGATATTGACCTTCTTGTTATCGCCGTCACCCACCGCATAGACTGGCCAAATCTCAGACCAATTGCGGCGGAAAAACCTAACAGACTGCCCGGTAATGTCAAGCTGTACTCCACCGATAGACAACCCATCTGCTTCAAGCCGCGCCTCGTGTACTGCAATGGCGTCCCCATCCTTCTTGGTGCGCGCCGTTTCAACGGCCTTACCATGCGCCACCATTACCACGTTGCACGGCAACTCTCTGAGACGTGCGTTAAACTCAGCGTGTGCGGCAATCAGCCAGTCCCAGTTGTCCTCCGTCTTGGACGCCTCAATTTTGAAAATGGTATCCAACGAGCTGATTGAATCCACAATTAGGTTTTCAATCTCGCCGGACTTCACGGCCGGCACAATCTGCTCACGGAATAGGGCTGACAATACTTGCCGCAACATTGGGCCGGGCACAACGGACAGGTCATACTTCCTAGGCACCTCCAATTTCATGTGATATAGGCTATCCGCCCCATTGTTGTCAAACAGAATCGTGGCCGTATCACTTACCGTGGTCCACTCTTTGGCGGGCAGTGTTTCCGGGCACTGCTTGGAAATGGTGTGCGCGGTCACAGTTTTGCCTACACCCTGCGAACCGATAAGCATCACCTTCAGGTGCTTAAAGGCCGTTTCCTTACTGCTTGTGGCCTTGATATACTGCGCCACATCGTTATTCACGGCTGGAAGTCCGGCCTTGCCGGCAACCTCGTCTTCCTCTTTGGCTCTAACCATCGCTGCTCTCCGTGTACACGTAGTTCAGCGCATCCGTCAGTGTCTGCGTCAAACTACGCGCCAACCTCTGTAATAGAATATTCTGCTCTGCCGCCCTAGCGTTCCGATCTGCAAGCTCATCGTATTCGCGCTTCATATCCGCAATTACGTTCTCTTGGTCGTTTTGCAGTTCAAAAGCCGGCATCGGTTCATACTGTGTAGGGTCATTGGTGCCAAAGCATTGGCACGAATTGCACGGTTCGTCCATACAACTAACAGTTTCGTGCCTACATATATCACAACCTTTAATCATTGGTCACACATCCTTTGGCCATCTTGGCAGTAGGGGCAGAACCCACACTGCGACAGGTTTTGGAAATTGGTTTGGGCAAGGGCACGGCTACTAAGAATCCACGAACCGATTACCTCACAGTCCTTATCACTCGGGGTCCGTGTGTACAACTGGAAGAATGACCGCCCCTTGTTTTTGTTTACATCCCTTCGACGCAGCTCCTTGTGTGCCACCACGAAGTTGAAAATCATCCCCTTGCATTCTTCGCCGTGCGGCTGGATTGCGTTGTACACAATCTGGTACGCCTGCCCTTGGACCGACGACTTGTACTGGTTGTAGTTCGGCTTTTGCCCCTTGGTTTTATGGTCCAGCAGATATATACCTGGCCCGTTGAGGACCAGCCCACAATCTGCGCAGTCCCGCTCAATCCGGCCAACGTCCAATTCAGACAGTCGTACGACGAGGTCGATTTTGACGGGCAACGGGTAACCCAGCTTGGCTGTAATTCGGGATAACACTTCGGTGTCGGTAGCATCAATCGGCAAATGTACCTCTGTTCCAATAACCTGTCCCCAGTATTCAATTGGAAAGTGCTCCCTATACCCATTGAACAGTCGGATACCTTCGTCGAAAGCAGGCTTGGCACCGGGCTCGGGGACCTCCAGCGCCTGGTCAGGTCGTACCCAATTTCGGCCATGATACATTTCAGCCAATCTATGAAACACCGTACCTTTGTCAGCATCAAACATGGCCTCCCAGTTGCGCTTACACGGGACTTCGGATTCCTCTGCCCGCTTACGCGCAGCCTGTTGCAGGTTCAATCGGCGCGGGCATTCCGAGGCGGTCTTATGCCAGGTGCAACCCTGACCGGACCCGCCTGATTCAAAGTCCACATCGATTACCTCAGTGGGTACCACGCCACACACACATTCATCCGGCGCACACCCGCCGTTGCACCCTGGTTCTGTCATTTCTTGGCATCCCGTTCAACTTGTGCGGCATATTTGGCCGTAGCCCGGGCCAATGCCAGCGTGGCACCAAAGTCCTCGTCAAATTCATCATCTGGTCCGCATTTAGCCACACCGCAGTATGTAGTTCCGTCCTCCAAACTAATCTCCACGACCACCTTGCGCTTGAACACAAGTACGTGTGGACGGGAAATCCAATCCATATCATACGAATCCAACGGCTCTTCCTTCTTGGGTTTCCACTCTGGCCTAGCGTACAGACATGCCTTACAGACGGCACTTAGCTTGCCGCGCTCGGCAGTGTCATGCTCGCATTCACTACAAGCCTTACTCATCGTCGTCTCCAATCTCAAAGTCCACCCAAGCGCCGGCCGCCTGTTTCGCCAATTCCGCGAAGTCAGCACAGCCACCAAGGGCTTTCTCCAATTCCAGCTCCGTTTGGCCGGGTTGCACTGTGGCGTTGATGTTAGCAATCTTCTCACAAATGATGTCAGCTATCTTCTCATCCGGTGTGCCGATTACTGACAGGATTGTCACATTGCCCGGTACAGTGGACGAGAATCGCGAGAAGCGGCCCAACGCCTGAATCACAACCTCTGGTTTATAGGACAATTCCAGCACCAGCGCGACCGGGCAGAATGTGAGGTCAATACCTATACCAATACTGTCCATGGTCGCCACCACTATGGATCGGCCCGCCTTGGCAGCTTGGTCCAGCATTTCGTTGCGCTTACCGGGCGGGATTGCCCCAGTAATGGTAAACACTTCGTATCCACAGTCCGCTTCCAGTAAACGCTCCTTTACTTTGCGCGCCGTATCCCGACGAAACGCGAGCAAACATAAATGGTCGTTATCCTGATTATCCTCCAACCACTCCATTGCGGCGCCCAGCTTGACTTCCACGGCAGATTGAAAACTGTCCGCCTTGCCGGTAATCGGCTTGTGTACCACGTCGAAAGCGGGCAACAGATGCGCCACTTCTGCTCGCGTAGTCCTAGACGACATGGCCGCGACCCTGGCGCGCAATTCTTCCACGTTGTATGGGTTGCACCCTGTGTACTTAACACCGGATAAGGCGTACTCACAGGGTATCGTCTGGGCATAACGGGCCTTGCACTTTTTTTGGAGCCCGTACGGCCCTATCCCGCCCATCCTTCCTGGGCATATCTGTTCTACCACCCCACATATGTCCAAAGGGGCATTTGCTACGGGCGTCGCAGTTACCGCAACAATCGCCGCCGAAGTATTCGCTCGCACCATAGTTTGTGCTACTTTGGAAACCTTCGCATCCGGGGTCTTTATCCGGTGTGCCTCGTCCCATATAATGCCCTCCCAGCCGTCAATATCGACGTGTTTCAAAAGTTGGTATGACACAATTTGAATCGGTGCATGATATGCATCGGCCAATTGCGCCACCTTCTTTTTTGACAGCGATGTATTTGCTTTTCCTGCATGAATCAAACCAATAGCCGAATGGTCCGGCCAAAACTGGTCCAATTGTTTCACCCAGTGCAGACGTACCACAGCTGGGCACACTATTAAGATATGCTTGTACCCCAGTTGCTTGAAAGCGGTAATCGCTTGGCCCGACTTGCCTATACCAGTTTGAGAGGAAAGTAGCCAACGGTGCCCAGGAGCATTGACGACACATTGCGCGTGGTACTCCGTTACATCATTGCGGGTCAGGAACGACGGTGAGCTTGGGCTTATCATGCTCTTCCTTAGCTAGTTCGGGAAGTGGCAGTGGAGGCGGCGTTTCTTTCACCGATTCAAGGCTCTGCAACTTGGCGGCCACCAATTGGCCAATTGCCCGATAGGCGGCCAGAGTGCCAGCCTTATCCCAATTCTCGTCCGTGGCCTCGCCGACCACGCTGATTGGTCCTTCCTGTACCGTACAGTACACGGTCGGTTTGAGAAAGAGGAAGGACAGATTGAACACCGCACGGCCCGTTGTGTGTTTCATGTCAGCCATTGTTTTTTTCCTTTGTACAACTTGTTGTATACATCTTGCAACGCATCGTAAGCCGCTTCCCACACATTATTCAATTGCTTATCATGTGAATTCAAGTCGCGTCCAAAGTAGTTCTCCACACAGTAACCCAACCCCTCATCCTCCACCTTTGCGCGCACGGTTTGCAACAGTGTTTTAAGAACAGGCATACTGTACCTCAAGGCCAAAATCCTTGGCACGTTTAGAAACCGTTTCAACCAGCTCAATCGGGCACCGCCACACTTTGCGGTCAGGCACCCATGAGCAACCGGGAAATTGAGCCACAAAGTTTTTCAACTGTTCGTGGTACTCGAATGACAAGTCTTTGAACCAGGGCTGGGCGCTACTCCGCACCGTCAGTCTCCGCATCACCCACCTCCTTGACCCGTTGCACCTTGCCCGCCTTGTTGACCTTTTTCAACCGCCCGTCGTCCAATAAGTACCCCCTGTAAGCCTTTGCAACCTCCACGTTGATTTGCCATATATCGGCCAGCTCATTAACCGTATACGCCTCATCGTATGGTAACAATCCGATGCACCGCTCCGCTTCAATCTCGGATATCGTATCCGTCGACAACTCCTTCATGTCAAGAATTGCGGTGTGCCCGACTTCGTCGTCGATTGACCACGACAGTTGGTAGTATTTTTCCTCGGCGTCACTACTGCGCACCGTGAGGTCCAACCACGTTTGGTGTGGGTTAGCCATACGGATTGCCAAGTGTGTGTCGTAAAACCCCGCTAGGGCACTGGACCCCCGAATGTCACTGTCGATATCCGGTGCATCCGTTGGACCATCGTGCCTACTAATAAACCGCGTATCGGCCGGCTTGCGCAAATGGTGAATGAAAATTACTGTACCGCCCGGCATGGCCTTACGTAGTTGGTCTATGTGCCGCATAGTTTCCGACACATCCTTGACACTGTTCTCATCGCCACCGTGGGCCTTGGCCAGCGTATCAATGATGACAAGCCGCCGTTTCTCCCGCTGTAGCAACTCGCAGACCACCTGTAGGTGCATCGCATTATCCAACCGGAAGTTGTACCGATGCATGTACTTAATGTGGTCCCCAACTTGTTCCCCATATGGGGCAACCAACATTCGCCAGCGTGCCTCCGTTTGCTTGACCGGCCCCTCTAACTCGATAACCAAACTGTCAGCTTGGCACACCGGAGTGAGCAGACTAACCGGCGACCTACCCAACGCCAGGGCTATGGCAATCTCGAATGCAAACCAGGTTTTGTACGCCCGCTTGGCCTGACCGGAAATCAGTACAGCCGCGTCACTGGGCAACAGATTGTTTATCATCCATGTCTGTTCGGGTCGCGCGGCGGCCCAGGTCAACCAGTCATCCAAACCCCTGGGCGGCCAGGGCATAAAGTCCGTACCCCAACCGTCTGGCACAATAGGTTTGTGGAATACCTCCAGGCCAGCAGGACGAGTAATCAATACCTCGTCCTCGTCCTCTTTTGGCCTTACCATTGTTCACCTCTTGTCTAAAACGGAACTTCAATCTGTGGCGCAGTAGCTGGCGCGGTAGCAAGCATAATGCCGGCCAACTTCTCGTTTGCCAATTTAAGATTCTGCTCTGCCGCGTACTGCTTACTTCTAGTGTCCTGCAATTCCTTAAGCAGATTATCGGCCGTGACCTGCATCGTGGCAACAACGCCGGTCAACGGAATACTAAACACACCAAACATGCCGACTTCACCCTCCTTGGACCCATAACGGTCCAGACGACGCGCCGATTCAAACACACCGCGCAAGCTCCAGCCCTTTGTGCGCGCCTGCTGAAGTGTACTGTCAGTCAACTCCTCCACCGTGATTACGCATCCTTCAACCTCATCAAACTTGAGCAAATTCTCCATGTTGTCATCCCCTTGATTTTCTTCGTGTTTCGTGATATACTCAACCCATGAGTAAAACTACTCACAACACCATACGCGGTTACCTATTTACCTGCCCGCAATGCGGTGCCAAGTGGTTCTACTCCATCCTGTTTGAGGGGGAGCCGCAGAAATGTATCAAGTGTGGCCACCTCACCGCTATTTCCCTCGATTCAAAACAGCCATAACCCGCGTTTGTACATTGGCACACCAATTGGGCAGCGCACCCGATACTTCGCGCAGTAGTGCCTCCAACTCCTTGCACCGTTCGCGCAGCCCGTCAATCTCGTCCTGGTGATGCCGGCCACACGGCACCTTGGTTTCGCGCGCTGTGTCACAATCACAGTGGTATACTCGTTCAGTTTTCATTTACCACCTCACGTTGTAGGCGCCGTTCTCCAGCGTCACAACGTAGCCCAGTGCCTCCAGCTCCTTTTTCATGCTATCCGGCATAATCACATTTGCGATACGCACACAACACTGTCCAGTTTCAGCGGCCTGCATCATGGCGGCCTTAACACGCGCCTGAACCAGGGAAAGACTCGATTCGCGCATAAATTGTGCGGTTGGGAGAAACTTACCCCCGCGCAATACCGACTGTGCATCATTTTCGTCGATTTTAGCCATGGTGTTTATCTATCTCCTTCTCGATTAGGATTTCCACTTTAGCCATCGCGTTAACGGCGGACCACCAGTCTACGCTGGATAGCCGTGCCGCGCGCAATGACTCAAACACACGAAACATCACCTGGTGACAGTGCAACACCTCGTCGCGCAGGTAATCCAATAGGGGGGCAAGGTCTGTGTTATCCGGCTTAGATTTCTTCGATGTCATACTTATACGCCTCCATTGCGCGCTCCAATAACCGGTCTACGTGACCGACATTCACAGGTTTCGCACTAGCTTTTTCCTCTTGAGGTTCATTAATCTCGGCCCCCAATTCCTTGCACAAATCTAAGTCGCGCGCCAAGAATTGCCGATACACCGGATTATCACCCAGTGCGTCAATCAACCTTGCGCGGTTTATTCGTCGGGATACTTCTTCAAACGTAGCAAGTAGTCCAGGCGAATCCAGCCAGTATTCCAATGCAAGTGTACAGGCTGCTTCCACAGAGAGGCCCATAGCACTTGAAACGCGACGTATGCGCTCTGTAAGCCCAGGGTCAAGCCGTAAACGATAAGCTTGCCAGCCAGGTGCGGCCCCGATTCTAGGCTTTGGACGAACTGGCGATTGTCTTTGAAATATCTCACCTCCGAGCACGCTATCGATGCGGGCCAAGATCCACGGCGCAGCAACGTATCTAGCATCTTCTACATCCTGCAATACGGTTAGGGGAATCGATGCGCGCTCCGCAAACTTACGGCGGGACAGGCCCACTTTCTTGCGCGCAGCCTTTAGCATATTGGCAATACGCTTGGCTAAGGGGTTGGTGCCTGGGGGCAATGTAGGATTGGCCCTCAACGGTACAGCTCCTCCAGCCTAGCTACGTCGCTGGGCAATGGGCTGGAAGGTACGCGCCCCTTGTCACACGGCAAATCCCGCGCGCATGAATGCACAATGCCGTGCATCAATCCGGCCGCCTTATGTTCCAACCCAAGTGCGTGGCCCAGTTCATGTTGCACAACATGGTCCAAACAATTTTTGCAATGTAGCCGCACAATAACCAGGCTAATACGCGCACCGACCGCGCACCCATTACGTTTCAACTGCTCGGTCAGTGCAAGGTGCGTAGGTGTACTAGCCGTACTGTCCGGTACCACGCGCACCACAATCATACTAGTCAATGGTGCATCTTCGGACGAGAAATCGGCTACCCCGCCGTAAATCAGCAATTTACGTCCGGCAATGGCATTCCAGCGGTCCACGGCCTGCGTGATAGAGTCATCCACCTCCTGGCCCACATCACTTGCTGCGATGACCATTTCAGGCACACGGCACATTGGTTTCAATCCGGCATTATGTACAGCACAACCGCATGTGTGCACCACTAATGCCAGGCCAAGGCACAAAATGGCAAACACATTGGAAAAGCCGAGTATACTCTTCATTTTGCCAACCCCGCCTTTCGCTTTTTCGCCTCCTGCTCGGCAACATATTGGTCGTACTCGGCGTACCCTTCGCGCACGGTCTTACGCTTTGCGCGCCGCACATCCCGATTGATTTTGCTAAGTTTTGAACTCATTTTAGTCCTCCAAGTACTCAAGCTCTTGCGCAATGTCCATAACACACTCGTCTTCAATCGCATCGAAGAGCTGCGCATACTCCTCCAACGCCATCTCAAATATTGCGGCCTTGGCTGTGCCCCGATAACCCCCCGCTGTGTCGCGCTTCATGGTTTGCGTAGCGATAGTGCTGCCGTCATTTCCAACGACCGCCCAAGTCCAACCGTCTGCTCTGATTTCCAGTGTGACCTTCATTTACTTCACCAACCCGGCGTTATAACCCATTGCACGCACAACTTCCAGCTCGTCCTGATACTTGCGTACTTTGTGCAACAGGGTGGAGGCCAATGTGGGATGCCCACAGGCTTGCAGTAGGCCGGCCTGGTAGGCCACGGCCTCCTTAGTGTAAAGTGGAAGACGCCGCTTCTTGTTAACGTTGGTGCTAATCATTTGCTTTTACCTTTCTTACCTGGTGTAAGTATGCCAATGGCTATTTGATTGATAGTTGCGGCGTCGGCGGCGTAGGCGGCGGCGTCGGCGGCGGCGTCGGCGGCGTAGGCTGCGGCGGAGGCGCGGGTGGCGTAGGCGGCGGCGCGGGCGGCGCGGGCGGCGGCGTAGGCAGCGTCGGCGTAGGCAGCGTCGGCGGCGGCGTCGGCGCGAGTGGCGGCGGCGGCATAGGCGGCGTCGGCTGCGTTAACCGTTCTATCAACACCAGACAGCCAACTACTGGCCCAAGCAACCCAGCCAACCTCGTTGTATACCAATAACGCGCAGCGAATTGCAAACTCAACGCACTGTTCAACGCTAGGCCTAACAGTCCGCACACATCGTCGCAGCGTTACTGTTTTACAGCCCAGCTTAGTTCTATCATCAACATATACCGTACCCGTACCTGCATACACGTGCGGATTGGTAATGTTACTGTGTAGCGGATTCATAAACATACCCAGCTGCCACGAGCTATAGGCGTGCAATACGGTTTCAGAGCACAACCTAGCCTTGCCCGGCTTTGCCCTGCGTGCTTTACCCAATTTCCATTTGGAACCGTCATACTGCGAAGTCATACCCTTTTCCAAAAACTTATATACCGTTCTACTCCTCATGTTGTTCAAACTCCGGTGTGAAGGGCTGTCCGCCCAGTTGTACGAGTTCAGCGTCTATTTGCATTAGTTCGGCAGTCTCAGTGGGTAGAAGGATTGGCACATTGCGCGCGTCGCACCGCTCAAATATTCGGCGCGCACGCTTTTGCAGCATGACTATTTGCAATTCCTTTTCCACTAGGGCAAATACCCTTTCTCCAATTTCTGTTTGCGTGCATAACGTGCATTCACCTTGGCCAACTCTTTACCCTTTGCCGGACAATCAGTCCGGTGCCCATAGTGCAAAAGGTGTTGTGCATCGCAAATGCACTCAGGTTCGTGTTTATGCGCATCACGTGGGAAACGTGGTTTGGGTGCCTGGTCAGCGTATAGGTCGTAATTCTCTTTAAGTGTGCCCATCGTTCCACTCCCTATCCGCCTCAACAAGGTCGGCAACCGTGTCCGTAATGTGCAGGGAAAGCCAACCATAACACTCGTCTTGCCCGTTGAAAGTGTGCACCGTACCAAACTCGATTGAGCACTCAACCGAGTCCTTGTCCGCCGTACATACAACAACAGCTTCATCGTCGAATAGGCCATCCAACAAGGCGCGCAACTCTTTTACAGTCATGTTATTTCCCCTAATGTTTGTTCCCAGGGCCGATGCGGCCATTTTGGGAGGTGGCGTGTTTAGTTCGGTGATTTACAGCTTAGGTAAACCAGGACCGGCTAGTGGGCCGGCAGGCTGGTGAGGATTGTCCTGCCCGTCCTGGGGCGCGTTGCCTTTATCCTTGACACATTCCCACAGTAGCACCAATTCGGCCAACTTGACGGCGCGTTCCTCTTGCCGGCCCCAGTATTCTATATCGGGCACGCCAGCCAGCTCGCCCTTCCAGGTGTCAAAGTCGTCCACTATTTTGCGCGCCAAGTTGTGCATTTCGTCCGGTATCTCTGCCATGCACTGTACCATCACAGCACCTCAAATTCGTCAAAGGGGTAGGGATTCTCTTCGTCACAGTACATGGACAACACCTCGCCGTATTGATTTGCGAAGTCCAGTTGAGCCGGCGTGTAATCGGCGAAGTAATCCGGGTCCGTGTCACCTGGTTTGAGCGTCAAAAAGCCCAACAAGCCGCGCACACAACGCTCTGAATCGATACAATCCATGGGCGCGCAACCATAATCGCTACCCTTGAACACAACGCCATAGCCCTTGTGCACCAACATATAGCCGCATTGGTGCTGGCCGTGGGGCGCACGCTTATTCACGTCCCACATTGTGAGCACAAAGGCCGGCCCATCCACGTAAGGCCGCATAACCGCGCGGGTAAGGAATTCGCTTCTGGCAACCATGCTGTTCTCCTGTTTGGTTAAGCATAATGCAAAATAGAGTTTACCTAAATCCCCGTTAGGTAAACTGTATTGCGCACTACCGTTCAGTTTCGGCCAAAATGAAACTTCCAAGGCACGTTTCCTTTGGCTTGTCACCACCATGCGGATTCCAGAACAACGAAAGCTCACCCTTTGCGTTTGCCTGGCCCACAAGCTCCCCGGAATACATTACACTCCCGATATTCCGTTGTTTGACGGTCAAAACAAACCCGCCATCCTTGCGAACCGGGCCGGTTGCCACCTTGGTTTTCTTTCCATCAACTTCCAACTCCAGCCAAAAGTTGCGAACGTTGCGAGGTGCCATTTGTTGTTCTCCTGTAGGTGTTTGGTTAATGTGTTCTAGAAGCCGTACCTGGTCCGGTGTATATTCCCATAAGGGTCAACCGGGTGCTCCACATACGGCCGGCTAGAACAAACTAGCCCATGACGGGGGATTGCCCCGCTTACTCAAACATGTAAGGGTGTGCCTCAACCACATCACCCCAGCTTGTGACACTGTACTGGCCGGACGTACTGTTATGCACAATGGTCGCGGCGTACGTGTCGCCCGTATTGGAGTACGTATATGCCACATCACCGTAGTACGCCGATACCCATTTCTTGGCGCGCAATGCTTCAACCCCGTAGTTGCCCAGCACGGCGTCAATGGCGCTCATCGCCAATTCATCATCATCCGGCCGATTATGGCAGGAGTACAACCAAGTCTTTGTTTCGGCCGGTAACTCATTGTCCGCAACTTCATTGCGCATCAATGCGCGCAGCTGTTCGGCCGTTTCCTTGGTGACGCCAAGGCGAGAAACCAGTGTTTTAATTGAAGGATAACGCATATGTGTAACCCCTTGTTGATTGTTCGCATATCGTGTTGCAGGCAATTAACCCACAACACGATAAACCAGCAATCTACAATCCTTCTTCGTCCAATGCCTCTTGCACGATTTGTTGAAACATACTGTTACAGCTTTTGATATACAACAACACATCGCGGTATACGCCCAGCGTACCGCGTAGACACTCAATCTCCTGCAATGCGTCGTCATACCCTGGGCTGCAATGGCGGCACGACACCTTGCCGCACGGAGCGCCATGTTTGTCTGGGCATGGCATATTACAATCCTTCCAGAATTCCGCAAGCGATTTGACCACGTTCAAAGGCCAATTCCAGCGTTTCCTTCAAATCATCCAAGGCCTGCTCCTTCATATCATCCCAACACCCGCCAGCCTTGAAATCCGCCTCATTGGCGTAGCTACAGCAACCCAAGTAGTCAACACCCGTAAAGGTATATTTGCCTACCTTAGCAGTAGCCGTAACCTTGACCAGACACCAGGCCCACTCATTGCGCGTCAATTCGTCAATCAGTGCATCTTCAGCGGCTTTGTCTGTGTCGTCGTCACCCGACACCAATGCATTGCCGCGAATTGGTGTATCCTCCTCCAAACACTCGATTGTGTACTCAATAACCATGTTAAACCCCCTGTCTCGCCTTATCGGCGTAGTGTTGCATGGTTGCAATCAGTAATGCGCGGTCATATTGCCGGCCAATGGACGCTTTAGTCATTGCGCCATACTCCACAGCTCGGCGCCAAAAGGCACCCGATTGTGTGTAGGGTTGCGGGAACAAGGTGTGCGAAAACTTGCCGGTGTTATCCTGGCTCATGTTCACATATCCTCGCTAAGCCAAAGGCCGAAGTCACCATCCTGCCAATCCCAGTAGGAATCACGGGGAATGTTGGTGTGCGCTTGAAGCCAATCACAAGCGTCACGCTCCTCCTCGGCATCGTCGGACATTTCCTTGTGCAGCAATTCGGCTATTTCCTCGCCTCTGTACCATTCCTCATCGGGTTTTACCTTTGGACCATAGCCTAGTACTTGGCAAATCTCTGCGGCACAGACAAGCCGCGTGTAAGCGTGTCCGTGTGTACCATCGCCATAGCATCCAATGTCAAACTTCATGGTCGTATCTCCGTTTGTGTGTGTAATGTCAAGGCTGGAGTACACATAAGGTCTACTCCAGCGTTCACACTACATGTTAACCGCTGCAAACAAACTGCCCGCGAAACGCCATGTTTTCCACGTCGAATTTGTCCGCCCAGCGTTCAACGATGCGGCCGGTACCCCATTCGATTACAGTCCATGTGCGCACGCCGTCGTCATTCATACCGTTGTATTCAAGGTGATACATTACGACACTCCTTGTTTGTGAGTGATAGTATCTAAGCTATAGCACACCGTTGCCGGCATGCTACAGCGTACATAATATCACTTCTTTGTCTTGCGTACGTAGAACCTAATCCACGTCGCCCCGGAGGATATGACACACCGTGTTGTCCGATGTGTGTATCCGAGTGCTTCCCTAACTGCCAGCCCACAAACCAAGTGGGAACATGACAAGGGGCAATCACGGCCTAGCCGTGCTGCAATTGGGCTCGCCTTACTGGCCGTACCCTAGACTAGGCACACCTATAGCTGCGGGCAGTATTCTGGCCGCGCGAAAATTTGGTGTGCAAAGTCATACTAGGCGCATATGCAGACCGCATGCCAAACTTTTGTGCCTGTATATCCGGCATGTAACTTTTGGGCAACCGACCAAAAGCGCGACATTCGTGTCACAACGCCGCAAACTTTGCGCGAACCTGCGTACTCGGCTAACTTGATTGTGCTTTCTGGCCGGCCACCCTTGCCGCTATGCAAACTTTACGTGGCCCACAATGGACAGAACGCACCATTACCATACATCGTAGAGGAGGGAAGGAGGCCGCAAGCGCACTCACTATGACATAAATGTCGTGCTTTCTCTGCGCTACTATGACATAAATGTCATACCATGTATACAGATGGATACACTGCCCCGGGTACTGGACACCCCGCGCGCCGACCCTGGAACCCAATAAATCCGCGCACATGCGTCCAATGGGGGCTGGACACCACACCCTGTGGACCCTGGACCACACCCTGAAGGATTGTGTAGACAGGACCCCCCACTTGAGGGCCGAGGTAGGGTACCTGTCCTGACGCGGTGCGGCATAGTAGTGAGGGGGGGTTCCGGTCGACTTACACGCGACTTGAAAACTTTTTGGTTTTCAGCCAGTTAGCCTGATTGGCATTCCAGAACACCACTTCCGGGCACACCCGCGCAAGTATCTGGATTTGCTAATGTTCTAGCGCAAAACAGGGCGGGAAACGAAAAGTAGTAGGCAGGCCGATCAACCAGTAGTTACGGGCACTTAGGTGGCAAAATGGGAGAAACGAATCCAAAACCTAGTTGGCCGATGATTTGCCGCCAAACCATGTGGGTAAATGTGGGTAAGAATGTGGGTGCGGGTATGGGGATGCGCGCGCGGCTAACGCCGCGCTCTACGACCACTCGTACAGTTCTTCCAAGCGTCTGCGTTCCCAGTATAGTGCACTGTCAAACGCTGGCGCGGCATCGCGCGCCTCACGCTCGGCCTTTTTACGCGCCATATACAATTCGTGCCAGGCCTTTCTACACGATACGCACCAAGGCACCAACAAAATTTCTCCGCGTCGCGGTGCGTCCGTATAGTGCTGACAAACCAAAAACTCATTTGCCTTCAATAATTTACCACATCTTTCACACTTATATACAAGGTATTTGTTCGCGCGCCGTGCTTCAGCCATGCTGGCATACCCACGAAAGCCGAGTACCATTTCGGCCCACTTCATATGCGCACAAGCCTAAGCCATGCAGACAGGGCAGACACACGTACAGCATCAAAGTGCACGGCTGCAAGTGCGCGCTGGCACGTACGGCACAAAACTCCAATAGGTGCACCTACATCGGCTCCATCCGGCCTACGCACCACGAGCAGCTCGTCCCCCACCTTACCTGGCTGTGCACAAGCCTGACAAGCATTTTCACTAGCCGCCAACTTCACGCACGCCAAGGCGTCGGCCGTACCCCGGCGCTTGGCTCTAGTCACGGACAGAGAGTAACATTTTTTGCACTTAGAAGTACGCCACTTCTTGTTCTGATAAAATTGGTCATCCCCCAACACCTGCCTGCAAACTGAACACTGTTTCATAAGACACCTCCTGATGCGATTATACCACGAAAACACCAGGTGTCAACATAAAGTTTTATAGATACAAACAAAAGTTCGGGAGCCGTCCCGAAAAAAAAGTTTATATGAATAGCTAAGTACGCGAAACTATAAATTCACCTGACTGTACCACACTATACTACATACACGTACACTCGTACAAATACGGCATAGTGGAAAACACTACAAATAAATAGTGCAGTGTTTACGCCAAACAGTAATGGACGGAAAATATATTTGACTTTATATAAGCCGAAGGAGTATACTGTGTCTGTTGTTCAAATGTAGTCTCGAACGTAGTTTGGACGACAGACACGTTGCCCACAAGGGCAACAGTTGTTATATCCTTTTAACACAACCAATTAGTTACACCCCAAAAACACTGTTCCGCCGCCCCGCCGCCTACGCTTCGCCTGGGGGCTCCGCTTCGGCTCTGGGCGGCTCCCTTCATACAGTACGGCACAGCAGGATAGCTCGGGCCTAACGGCCCAGCACTATCCTCACTAGCCGCCCCCGCGCACAGCCAATCGACCTACCCGGTCGTAAGCTTCCGAAGCTCCCAACCAATCAATCCAAGCGAGCGAGCCGCCAGGCGAGTCGAGCGCGGAGCACATCCAATCATCCATTCATATTGTGTATTGATGGCCGGTGTAGTATAATAGGGCGATGCGCGACATACTTTATATCTGCTTGGTGATTGTAGTAATGGGCGGCCTGGTTCGCTGCGTGGATTGGCTTTTTGGGAGTTACTATGATTGACGTCAGTACGTTCCCCATTGTGCCGGCCGGTACTGTGCGGACCCTTCCGCACGATGGGTCGCTCGATAAGGATGAGATTACCTTGGTGCAAAGCCTGGGCTGGAAGACCATGGATGTACGGCTCCTTCCGTCTGACACTATGGAGCAGCGTCAGCGCGCAGTATTGGCCTGGCTGGAAGGTGTACGGTTGGGCAGCGTGATTGCCGAAACTGGACAGGCAAAAGTAATCGATCTCGAAATGCGTTGCTGCGGGCTTTACGTGGGTAAGCTGCTCAATCCCGACGATAGTACGGCGGCCAAATTGAGCGAGGACAAGGAAACACTTGAAGATATCCTGCGATTGGGGACTAAACAACTATGACTACCTATGCGAAACTTTCGGTACGTTCGGTGCTGAGTGACAATTCGGATTACAGTGCGCCCACGTATGACAGTGAAGTGCTGGAATTCACTTCGTCTTCGGATAGGGCCGAAGAAATACATATGCTGATTCCACTGGCTGGTGTCACGCTGTATGCCAACGCCGACCTGACCAGTATCGAGCACTTGGTTGTGTACAACGAGGATGCGACGAATTTCCTCACTCTGATTTACGAGGATGCGGCTGCCACTACACAGACATTGATTGTGGAGGCCGGCGGATTCGTTGCACTATCTAATGTGTCGGCTACGGCGAATATCACTGTGGCCGCTGATACGGCAGCGTGCCTTGCACGATTCTTCTTGGTGGGTACGGCATAAGTGGATTATCCGCAGGCCATAGCACTCGCCTCGGATGTATTGAGGCTGGCCGGCCACGATGAGCCGGAAGGTGCCGGTATCCATTGGAGTACAGCGAAGTACTTTCACGAGACGGCTTATGCAGCCGCGCAGATTCCCCAAGTATCCCGGCCACCTTGGTTGCTAGATTGGGCGCG